CCCGCATCCGCAATAGGCCGATTTGACTTCATTCAGGTAGATCCCCGGTCGCTCCTCCTCCGGACAGTCGACACCGGGACAATCCGCAAAGCCAGCCACGGTATAGACCAAGCCAACCTGCGGCAGATATCTGACCACTCTGCAATTGGCGATGAGTGGAATGACGTTGATCACGCGCTGGCCTACCTTGGTGATTCCCTGCCAGCCGCCGGGCACGATGATATGTTTTGTCATAGTCCCATCTTCCTTATGTTCGCCTTGTCGATGCGACGTTGATTGCGAGGGCGCTTGTCTTGGATCGCGCTGAATTTTGTCGGACTATGAACCTTGGTCACCAACCAACGATCCTGTTTGCCCTGCACTGAGAACGTAACCGTCTCGCCAAACTTATACCCGTGCGGCTTCGCCGTCTCGATCGTCAGAACGCCACCATCCACGGTTAGCGACGTCATTGGCTAAACCGATGCAGGCTGGCAAGCACATCATGAGCTGACGACGTGTCGCGCGATGCCTCGGTTTCTTCATCCTGCGACATCGCCGCGACCACATTGACCGCGCGAGTATGATTCGTATATTTTGGAACGAACGGTCGCTGCCTCGGTTCAAATGGAGCGCGTGATTCTTTTTCCGCTTCCGCGACAATAGTCGTCGCTGCCTCGCCGAACATTTTCATCCGCGCGCGCAGCAGCGAGCATTCCCGGTTCGAGCGCGCTAGATCGTTTGTCAGGATATCGATCCGATCCGCCGCCTCATCTTGGATGGTGCGAGAATGCCGCAGCTCCAACGTCAGCGCCGCATTCTCCTCGCGTAGTCGCAACGCTTCGGCCAGCGCTCGATCGCACTCTACCAAGAACGGGAGAATCTTTTCCGAGAGCGTATGTTCCGGCGCCCTCATTGATGCAAATTGCCGTGTGTTCATGGTTGTCTAATCCTCTTGCATGGCATCGTCAGTGTCCGCGGATCGTCGGGGCGACCGGCGACGGTAACGAGCGCTGTGAAGTGGCATGTCTCGCATACCACCGAATAGGTTCCGCAGCGAGGTGCCGGATAGGGTAGGTTCCAGCAACATGATTCCTCACCGGGTTTCGCACAAGTCGCGTCGATCCCGTCAGGGTATTTTGGGTTTGGCTTCTGCGTCGCCGTGCGACCGCTATCGTTGAAATGGATTTTAGCTCCCACCGGCTCGCCTCCTGTTTGTGATTCCCGACCCTATGCAGATCGCCGGCAGATTGTCTATGGTAAAAACCAGTGAGGCGCCGACGCCATACAGGTCGTTTGTCGGCGCCTCTACCCGTCGCAACCGGAACGACACCGGCTCGGCGGATCAGTTAACCAGCTCACGGCCGGCAATCTCGATCATGGGCAATGCGGCAACCATACCGCCCCTCTGGACGCCGGGCGTGCTGGCAGACAGTTTGCTATCGATGCCAAGGAAGCGAAAGCGTACCCTGCACGCCAGACACCTGACTGCGATCAACAACACCGTGACGTCATCGTCCGCGAAATATGTCGGCACCGCCGTGATCTGGGTTTCCGGATGCTTGCACTTCATGGCTTGTCCATATCCGCCATCGGCGGCAAAACAGTTTTTGGATTGACCCCGATGCTTTTCAGCAGCGACGGGCTGATCAATGTGCCGTCAGACGCATAATGCGGCCGGCGCCCCATCGCCTTGTAGGCCCCGATGATATTTGCCTGACTTGCGGCAATTGCTTGACTGGATGCCTCCTCCCGCCGCCGTTGCTCCTCCTCCGTGATAGGATCTGGCTTCTGGTTTTTTACCTTCCATTCTTCATGCCGCGCGCGAATTCCAGCCAGTTCCTCCTCTGAGAGTTGCGGCGCGCGAATATCCTTGATCGATAGAAGGCGCACGAACCGCGACTTTTCCTCGCGCATATCCACAGTTTTGTTTTCGCATTGCTGCGCGACGACTGCCGCTGACGGTGGAAACGTCGGATTGACGCCCTCGACTAATCCGCGCGCCAGCGCCTTGCAGACACTCTCGATCGCCCAAACCGGATGATCGCCGAGCGCATTCACGTAGGCCGCTGTTACTTTGTGCGGGCTCTCCATTTTATGTAACGGCCAACCATCTCTAAGCATCGCCGTCACTGCCGCTGCTGTGCGTTCTCGCGCAGCCATGCCCGCGTGGACAGATGGCGATAATGACCTGCCGATAGCCGTAGCCCGATCGTACAAGGCTTGCTTGTCAGTCTTCGGGATCTCGCGCGACAGTGTAAGGATGCGCCCTTGTTCAAGCACGTCGTTTTCATACGTGTGGAGCAATTGCAGCGCAGCGCGAGATTTCGTCAGCTCCTCGCTAACGCCGGTAGTGGCCGCCGTCGTCGTCAGATCGTTGCTCATTGCCTTGGTCCCGCACGCGCTGTTCAAAATGATCGGCTAGGTCGAACATTGTCTCGCCGCCGTCCGGTGGCCGCCCCGATGGACCGTCAAGCCACCGCTTCTGATGCAGCCATGTCGCCGCCATCGGAATGAATTTGGAGTCTCCCAGCTTTCGTTCAAGCCGATGTTTCCACTCTGAGCCGAGTCTAACGGCAGCCGCAATAATGATCTCTGGTTTTTCCCCACTCTTGATCGCTGCGATGAATTTCAGCTCCGCAACGTGTTTAGGCGAGGCCCCGTCACGCCTTGGAAAAACCAGCCAAAATTCCTCGAACGAACCTGCAAGCACTAATTTGGTTCCTTTGGTCTTTTTGGGCCTCGATCGCACGGCGCCTGCCGTGGCCTGATCTATGATCGGTTGAGGGACGCCGCAGAGCAGCATCATACTCGCCATTTTCAAAATCTGTACTTCTGTGGCCATTTCGTTTTCTCCTCCGCTTATCAACAGGGAATCTTGCTTTCTTCTCTGATTCTGTTTCTTAACAATCTTAGATTCAACAAATAATTGAAAATCTATATCGTTTGGCCGATAGGCCGAACCGAGACAGAGTCCACCAAAGGCCGACAAAAGAGCTGTCCGCCTTTGGCTAGACCGGGAGCCTTGAAAGGCTACTTGCGGACCCGATTCCCCCTCGTCGGCAGAGAGAACAACGGTGAACATATTTCACGCTCGACGTGGCGACCGGGGGCTCGTTCTTAGCCCTCCCCCATATGACCTATGGCCGCAATTCCATCCTAAGCCTTGGTAGACGCGCGCGACCGGATCGTGGGCGCTTGGGCGGCACGCGACCGATTGACACAAGGGGATGGTGGCGAACGTTGACGAACGGGCACAAAGGCACTACATATCGTCTCGGTCCGATCAGCCGCCAAGCTTCTATCGGATTTTAGTTTGCGGCCTGCCGGTTTATCCCCGGCGGGCCGTTTGCTTTTGTAGGATTGATTCGCTGGCCGTGTCGAGTCCGGATTATTTTTCCACCGTTATCCACCGGCTGACTTGACAGAGCTGGTATTTACAGCCGTTCATCCAAGGCATCTGGTTTCGCGGAGCGGTTCCGACACATACATCGCAAGGCTTCGGCCACTGCACCAAGGGCAACCAACCAACATTCTGGATCGCAATCGGCCACGGCGTAACTTGTGGCTACCCTTTTCTCCCATAGAATGTCGGCTGCCCGATCCAGTTCCCCCCGGGGAAATAATACCAGCACGAATTATCTTTGCCCGCCGCCAGCGACCCCGGTATCCACTTCACGCGGCCTATCGCAACAATCTTCGAACACCGCCGCAATAGCCACGCGCTTTCGCCGTTGTGCATCCAGTCCGCGTCGAATAGATACCAAGCTGGCTTGATCGAAATAAAGTGTTCGATGATCGCGTGCAGGATCAAGCGCGTCCATGGCGGATTCGTGATGATGACGTCGCAATGGTTAATCGTGGCCTTGGTGATCTTGAGCGCGTCCCGCTTCTCAATGCGGCAGATGCGCTCAAGTCTTGTTGATGCGCGTCGTGGGGCGATGTCGCTCGCATAGGCACAGAAGATGTGATCGTTATGCAGGTGACGGATCAGGTTGCCTTGCCCCGCGCACGGCTCCGCGAAGTAGTCGTCCTTATCCAGATGCGCGAGCAGCGGCCACACCGCGCGCGCTGGCGTGTCATAGGCGTCATTAGCTACGCGCTCGAAATTAGGCGATCGCTTACCCATGTTTACTTCCTTAATGAACCGTCTCTGGTAGTTAGTCCCAATACTTCGGCAGCTCAATCATATCGGTGCGATCGGCGCCATAGGCCGCGATCAGCGCGGCATCAGCGCGGTTGTGATCTTTCACTCGCTTGAACTGATCAGCCGACTTCGGAAACAGCGTCATCGCCAGCGCTCGCGAGTCAGCCTTCATCGTGTGAAGCAGATTGAAGCGGGTTTTCCATTTTTTCGGCGTAACGCGAACGCAGTTGTCAACCTCGCAAACCGAGATACCTTCGAGGATGCCGACATTGCGCATGAACACGCCGGCGGCGACAACGCCTTGCCCAATGAATGCGTGGACGTTTTCGAAATACAGGAAATCCGGTTCCCATTTGCGGATCAGGTCGCGGTACGCGCGCCCGTCGATCTCGCCTTCCTCCGTGTTGGGAATATCAACACACAAACACTCTGGCCAATTGGAACGGCCTGCCTCAAACAAGAGACAGGCCGCGCCATTCTTTCCGGGATCGACGCCGACGACACGCATCAGTGGAGCGGCTGACGATCTTCATCCTGATCGGACTCCATCGTCTGCAGCGAGCCGGCCGCCGGATTGTCCTCGTCCATACTGCCGCTGCCAGCGTCGGCTTCGCCGTCATCATCCTCGCCGGGCTTCTTCTTTTTGCTGTTGGCCTTTGCTTGGGCCTTGGCAACGACCGGATCGGGAATGAGCTGGCCCTGCTCTGCTGCGCGTTTGCCGAGTTCGAGCGCATCGATATACATTAGAAGATGCGGCAGCGTCGTGGATAGCTTTCTCGGTGACATGGAGTCGAGTCCGCGGACGATCGACAAAGCCTTGCGATCGAAGTGCTGCGTCTCGCACGCCTTGGCGATCATCTCGCCCATCTTGCCGGCGGCTTCTGACGCTTCCTTCTGAGAGACCTTGAGACGACGAACGAGCGCGATAACCTGCGCGTCCTGCGGCGCCCGATCCCTGTCGAACGAAAGCTTAGGCGCGGCGGCGCGTTTTGGCTCTGACGCTGCTTTTACTTTTGGCGACGACTTTTTTGGCGACGACTTTCTTGCGCTCTTTGCTGCGGCCTTCTCGGCGGCGGACTTCGGTTTGGTCATGATTGGTCTTTCCTTCAGGTTGCTGATAGTGGGCGACGTCTTTGACGATCGGCATCGGCTTTCCATCTGGCCACTTCTCAGTAAACCACGCGGTCAGAAGGTCGTATTTGCGCAGCGTGCAAGATGTCTTGCCGCTTTCGAGATCCGGGAAAAACGTCATCGTCCCGGTCGAGTTAGACCCCACGGTCGTGATCTTCAACCCAGCCGCCTCGGCATATGCCTTGGCGAGCGTCACGAGGTTTGCCACAAGAGGGGCCGAAATGGGCTGGATTACTGCGGGCTGTGTCATAGGGATATCGTTCTACCCCCTTGGAGTCCGGAAGGGAATCCCCCGGTGGATAAATAACAGGTAAAAACCCCTTGACGGCCGCTCTGGTTTTTACCTAGCTTGTTCCGGTCAAAAGGTCCGTGATTCCCCCAAGCTGCCAGACAACCGTTCTCACGCAACAGGAGTCCGCAGAGATGCCCATGATCGCTTACAAACTGACAGGCACGAATTTTAGAGGCCAGATCGCCGTCGATTTCGTCGCCGAGATGAAGCCCGGCCATGCCGCCACCCTTTACCGGGAGCGCAACAACGAGTTGGACAAGATGGCCATCAAGGTCCTCGCCGACCAAGGTCCCAACAGCACGTCGATGGATATCGGGTACATCGGCCGCCCGCATAATGCCAAGCTTTCTAGGCTGATGGACGCCGATCCCGACGTCACATGGCACGGCAAGTTCGGCTACATGGGCACCGGCAAATCCAAAATCCCAGCGATACAGGTTGAGGTGCCCGATGACGACTGATCCGTACAAATGGCACGATGACGCGATGAAGGGGATTCGCGGTCCGATCCACGACGGCGATCCGATGACTGGCTGGTACCGCAATCGCCGACTGATCAGCCGCAAGGATGAATCGCCCAAGCGATACGAATTTGAGGCAGTGGCTTACTGGAAAGACACCGCGACCGGTGAGCAGCGCTGCCACGTCAATGGTAAATCGGTGAACGAGACCACATTGCATACGATGTGGCCCTATGCATCGAAATACCCCATCAGCGAGGAAACATATGATGCGTACCTCGCGACCGGAAAATGGCCAGAGCACAACGATGTTCTGGCCGAGCAAGAGGCGAAGTCGAACGAGGCCCCCGACGATGATTCTCCGGAAGGCGTGCGGAGTCGCATCGACTCCCTAGTGGCAGAAGCCAATCGCCTGATGAAGAAAGGCGCTGCCAAGACCAAGGCTGAAGCCGACGCGGCCGGCGACGTTGCCGTGAAGCTGGGCGAGCTGCACGCGCACGCCGAGAAGCTTCGCAAGGCCGAGAAGAAGCCGCATCAGGACGCCGGCAATGCCGTCGACGCGAAGTGGAATCCGATCCGCGACGCCGCTGATATTTACCTCAAGCTTAAAGCGATGGTTGTGCAGCCGTGGCTCAATGCCGAGGACGCGCGGAAGAAAAAGGAAATAGCTGAGGCAAACGCGGAGCGCGAGCGCGTCTTGCAGAAGGCGCGCGACGAGGCCGCCGCAAAGCAAGCCGAGATTGACAAGGCGCACGCTGCCGCTGCCGAAGCCGCGATCGCGAAGAACAGGCCGATCCCGCCACCGCCTGAAAAGGTCGAAGCGCAGATCCCTGAAGATTTCTATCGGGACGCACCGCAGACGTTCGTTCCTACCAAGGCCGGCACCGGCAAAACCATCAGCGCGCGCGCCGTGCGCACCGCGCAAATCGACGACTACGCCAAGACGCTGGCGCACTTCGCAGAGCATCCCGAGATCAAGGCATTGGTGCAAGAGCTGGCCAACAAACTGGCCAAGGCAAAGATGCCGATACCGGGATGTGTGATCTTGGAAGATGGACGCGCGGTGTAATTATGCGAACATTGCCTATCATAATAACTAGCCCCAAAACGCTGGTTAAGTTCGAAAAACGGTTCATTCCAGAACCTAATACCGGATGCAGCCTTTGGCTGGGAGCGATTAATGATGACGGCTATGGTCTTTTCTCGCTCGACGGCAAGCTGTTGTTGGCGCATCGCGTTAGCTGGACGCTTAATCATGGTCCTATCCCTGAAGGTAAATTGATCTGTCACACGTGCGATATGCCGCCGTGCGTCAACGACGATCACCTTTACATCGGAACACACGCCAGCAATAACGCCGATGCGCACCGACGAGAACGTCATCCTAAAGTTCATTCGGTAGTGGCCTGCCGATACGGCCATAGCCGAGAGATTTTTGGTTATCTCTACAATAAGGACGGCAGTAGAAGGTGCCGAGAGTGCGCTCGCCTAACTGGTATTAGAGCAGAAAATAAATGCAGAGAGCGATTAGGCGACGAGGCGTTTAACCAACGCGCAAGCGCCTATACCGCCAAGTATCTATCCCGTAAAGGAAAATGATCTAATGGCCAAGACAACCGTGAAAGAGAAGCCCGCGGAGCAAGAGAAGATCGCCGATCAGCCGACGAACCAAGGCGCTGTCGCTGTATTTCATCCGCCGCGTCTAGCCTATGCGCCAGCTCTTGAGGAGCGCTATGGCGTCGACAAGGGCCAATGGAAAGTTTTGGTCGAAGCGATCTATCCATCGGCCAAGACCGAAGAAGCCGTCGTGATGGCGCTGGCCTATTGCAAGCAGCGCAAACTCGATCCGTTCAAGCGCCCGGTCCATATCGTTCCTATGTGGGACAGCAAGAAGGGCGCGTATGTCGAGACGATTTGGCCGTCGATATCTGAGCTACGCACCACAGCGTCACGAACAAAAAATTATGCCGGCATCGAAGAGGCTATATTTGGCCCGACACTCACCCGAAAATTCATCGGCGAGACTTACGTTAATAGACAACTACGGGAAGTCGAGATCGAGGTAGAATTTCCAGAATGGTGCCGGATGACGGTCCACCGCATCGTCGGCAATATTCGCTGCGCGTTCGTCGGCCCCAAGGTTCTTTGGATCGAGAGCTACGCTACGATCGGCAAGACTGACCTTCCAAACAATATGTGGCAGGAACGTACCGTTGGCCAGATCGAGAAGTGCGCCGAGGCCGCCGCGCTGCGCCGCGCCTTCCCCGAGGAGATCGGCAACGAATACGCCGCTGAGGAAATGGAGGGACGTAAGATCCCTGCGGGCATTGAAGTAGTTACGACCGCATCCAAGCGCGACGATGGTCCGCCGAAGCGAGTAGATGCCGCAAAGGCCACTGAGACCACGAAAGATCCTGCCAAGGAAGAAGTTACCGAAGGCGAATTCACCGAGACCGATGGCACCAAACACGACGCTGACGGTGTGGTGCAGGAGGATGACGGCGGCAATACATCAATGGATGATCCGGAGCCTGATAAGCCGATAGCTTGCGTTGTCGACTTCGCCGGGATGAATTTCGCCCAAGCCACAGCCGCCTACATCGCCGCGCTCGAAACATCCAAGACGACCAAAGACGTCATGGAATTTGCCACTCTCAACCGCACAAGCCTCGACAAGATCTTCGGTCGCTATGAAAAGGGCGCTGCCGAAATCCGCAGGGCCGCTGAGAATATGCTGACGAAGCTGCGCCCGAAGAACGTCGAGAACGCTGGCAAGAAAAAGGACGATCCGATATCGAGCGGCCCGCAGAAGAAAGACGATGGTCCGCCGAAGCGCAAGCCGCCCGTTGGCACCACCACTGCTGGCACCAAGGCGCCAGTTGTCGACCCTGAAGCCGTTCTGAAAGAGATCAAGCGCATCATCGACGGTGTGACTGACCCGAATGAGTTGGATGGCGTCTGGCGTGATTACTGCGAGCCGCTGATGGAAGATCTTTCATTCCCCGGCGATAAAACCGCAGCGCAACAGCTTCACAAGGAAGCAGAGAACCGATTAGGGATCGACTGACATGAAACTGGATCGCAACAACATCAACGGCGATGGACGCGGCAAATATGGGCTGATCCGCAACCGCCGCATCAAGCAATTGCTTGAGACAGGGAATGTCCATGTCGCAGCAGCCGTGCAGCAGGCGCTCGACATCCTCGAACAACACGACGTTATAAATTGGGGGACCGGCGTGGACGATGAATTTTTCGTCATGATGCTCAAGGATCGGTTCACGTCGAGCGGATTGCAGGGCTACGCGATAAATGCATTCCACGTAGATCCGGAATATGGCGCCGATATATTCGCGCTGGCTGCGCGCTCCGGTCCGTACCATCCAGCCGTCAAGATGCCTGACTGATGGGGCGAATGAAAGAAAAGATGCCTGATCTTTTCGGGGATGGCGCAGGCCAAATTCCGAAACGTATGGTCATGCCGCCTGATCCCAAACCGTTGACGACCGATCTGGAGGGGTGTCCGCAGGAGATCGCTAATCTATTTGAGCGCCTAGCCCTTCAACTGCACCGCGAAGGACGAAGCCACTTTTCATCGGACGCTATCCTGCACCGTATTCGCTGGTACCTGAATGTTGAACGCGGAGACGGTGATTTCAAGTGTAACGACCACTGGACTGCACCGCTCGCGCGCTGGTTCATGGCATCCCATCCAGAATGTAAAAACTTTTTCGAATTACGTGTACGCAAAAGCAAACAGACATGAGCACGGATCTTTCAGGAAGGATGTTCGAGCGGCGCGGCAATACGTTGGTGCCGTCCGACTTTATGGCCGAAGAATTTTTGCAAAGCCTGAAGGAAGCCAAGCCGGTATTACTCGACTTCAAGAAGCCACGCAGCCCTGAGAACCATGCGCACTTCTTTGCGATCTTGCACAAGGCGCTCGAACATCTCGAAGGCTTTGAGGACGAGGATGCTTTGCTCGATTCCATCAAACTCGCAGTTGGCCACGTCCGGCAAATCATGCTGGTCGACGGCACCATCGCTTTCGTCCCGAAGTCCATCAGGTTCGCCGCTATGCCTGAAGATCAATTCAAGCGCTTCAAGGATCGCGCGCTGTTCGTGCTGTCCGAATTACTCGGGTTCGATGCAATCACGCTTCTGCCTGAGATCAACAAGGCCAACAGGAGAAACCGACGATGACTAAACGGCAGAAGCCAAAGGACGAGATTATCGAAGATCAGCTAGAGAAGATTGAGGATCTGGCAGGATTGCTCGTCGACGAACAAACGACAAACAAGCATCTCCTTAACAAGATCGCTTCGGCCGATCATGAATTGGCTGAAGTGCGTGAGAGGGAGCGTGATGCGATCGTGCGTGCCGGCGCCATGGCAGCTCAATATGACTCTCTTAAAAAATCCGCCGAGCACACCGACGATCTATTGAGTGAATCCAACGCCGCCCTATCCGAAAGCCGCAAGCACTTCGGCGAGATGAAGCAACAGCTCCTCGAGTCCGAAAAGACAATCGCCCGGCTGCAAGGCTACGTCGACCGCGTCAAAGAGGATGACAACGCCAGAGATGGATTCGACGTGGTCGAGCAAAAGCGAGAGGTCGTTCTACCCCGCCGGCATCCAGATGCGGGTTCTTCATTGAGTGTCCTGCCGGACGCCGCAGGCGGTACATACCGATCAATGGCCACCGTCCGCCCCAAGCGGCACTGGACCGATTACTGATATTACAATGGCTTACCGCGACCCCACGAAGATCAAATTCCCTCCCGCCTGCGTAAAGTGCGGGGAACGGCCGCGAAAGTTACCTTACACGAAATGCTACACCTGCCGATTAAGAATTCTTCGGGCAGCATCCAAAAAGGGATGGGTGTTTCGAAAGAGGAAAAACAGATGAAACTCCCCATTCCAGCCGCAGCGATCGAACAACACGTCATTGCCCTTGGCAAGACGCGCTCCGGGAAGTCGTCGAAGATGCGCGTCATCGTCGAGTATTTCCTCGATCGCAAGACGCCTGTTTGCATCATTGACCCGAAGGGCGATTGGTGGGGCCTGAAGTCCTCCGCTGACGGCAAGAGCGCTGGCTATCCGATCATTATCTTTGGCAGCGAGTACGCGCGCCATGCTGACGTGCGGATCAATGCGACATCTGGCGCCGAGATCGGCCGCCTCGTCGCAACCGGCAATCGTCCTGCCCTGATAGACCTGAAGGGCATGAAGGTCGCAGATCGCAACCGGTTTTTTATTGGCTTCGCGGAGTCCTATTTCCGGCACGCCGCTGGCGAGCGCGTGCTGATGATCGACGAGGTTCATAATTTTGCGCCGCAAGGCAAGATGCTTTCGTTCGAGGCGACCGAGTCATTGCATTGGGCGAACCGGCTGATCACGGAAGGCGGCGGCCTGGGAATCACGATGTTCTCCGCATCGCAGCGACCGCAGAAGGTCCACAAGGATTTTGTCACCTCGAACGAAACACTTATCGCGTGCCGCGTGATCCACAAGCGCGACCGCGACGCTGATAAGGAATGGGTCGACGCCTGCGGAGATCCTGACGTCGCGAAAGAGATGCTGGCATCGCTGGCGTCGATGCCGCGTACCGATGCATGGGTTTATTCGCCGGAAGTCGGATTCGGTCCGAAGCAAATCACGTGGCCGATGTTTCAGACCTACGATTCGTTCGCACCGCAAGGCGTGTCGAAAGCCAAGTTGAAGGGCTGGGCCGACGTCGACCTTGGCGAAGTGCAAGCGGCGATCGCCAAGACGGTCGAGGAGCACAAGGCGAACGATCCAAAAGAATTGAAGGCGGAGATTGCCCGGCTCAAGGCGGATCTGGCCAAGAAAGCAACGCTGGCGCAGATGGTGGCACCTATTACTGTGCCCGATCAGGACATGCTTTCGCTGGCCGAGGCGCGGGGATTTGAGCGCGGACTGCAATACGGACTACAGGCATTCGCCGGGCTAGAAGTGGCCGCCCGTAAGCTAGATTCAGCGCTGGGCGATATTGCCTCCGAGGTTCGCGGCGCCATACAGCGGGCTAGCGATCGACTTACACAGGCACCTAAATTCCAATCGGGCCCCCCAGCGGTTAACGGCAAATTTCCCGCTGACGCCCCGAAGCGAGCGCCGGCCGCACCGGATGTTCGCAAGCCGCCGCCTAGTGGGGAGCGTGGCGGCGGCACCAAATTACCCAAGGCGGAACGGTCGATCCTGACTGCGCTGGCGCAGGTTGGCAACGCATCAAAGGTCAAGATCGCTGTCCTGACCCGTTATGCTGTGACCGGAGGCGGTTTCAACAATGCGCTGGGCGCGCTGCGCCGCAATCTGTGGATCGATGATTATGGCGCTGGCATGTTGTCGATCACCACTGCCGGAATGGAAGCGCTTGGCGATTGGACGCCCTTGCCGACCGGCGACGCATTGCTCCAATACTGGTTTTCACAATTACCGAAGGCAGAGCGCGCAATCCTAGCAGTGCTTTGCGAAGGCTATCCCAGCGTGTTCGATAAAGAACGTCTGGCGACACAAGCCGGGTACGAGGCCAAAGGCGGCGGTTTCAATAATGCCCTTGGCAAGCTTCGCACCCTTGAACTAATCGAGCGCAAGGAATTGCGAGCATCACAGGATCTATTCGGATGAGCGATGATCGTGCAACGCGCGCCGCGCGCGAGAAGGCCATGGCGCGGCCAGAGTTGCGAGGCACGGAATTCTATTTTGATTTCCCCGCAGCGATACCGCCAGAGGGCGAGAAGCTTTTTACAGTAGTGGTGACAGACGGTCCCGGCCCGCAATACAAGCTGCCGTTCAACGTCATCTATCGCGACGGGCGATGGTTCAATCCGAGGTATGGCGATAAGCAACTCACTGTCCGCGTGATCAGATGGCGGTTCGCATGAGACCGCACCGGAAGGCAATTACCGATCGCGTCAAGCGCATCGTGCTGGAACGCCAGCGCAATATTTGCGACGGATGCGGGGTTCTGATGACAACAGACGACAAGAAGCAATTCGACCATCGGCCTGCGCTGGAACAGCGGGAGGTGAACGCAAAATGGACCGACTACATTCCACCGCAGCTCGATCCGAAGTATATCGACGCGCTTCACGTCGACTGCCATTTGAAGCGAACGGTTGGACGAACGCCCGGCGCCGACAAGACGGTGACGACTAAAGGATCTGACGCATGGCTTGCTGCAAAATTCCGCCGCCTTGAGGGAAGAAACAAACCGAAGCGACGCCAGAAGATTCCAGCGCGGCCATTTCAGAAACGAGCCTAACCGATGACGTTTAATCCATACGAGGTGCTAGACGTGCCACGCGATGCCAGCCAGACGGATATCAGCCGCGCCTATAAGCGGAAGGCAAAAATCCATCACCCGGACAAGGGCGGCGATCGCGATGATTTCGAAAAGCTTGTCCAGTCCAATATGGTTCTGTCCGACCCGAAGAAGCGATCCAAATACGACACCACCGGAAAGATCGACGAGGAGCACCCCGACAATACCGAGGGGATTTTTATCGCCCGCGCGATTGCAGCGATTTTGCAAGCCGCCGACGCCGCCGGCAAACACGGCGAGCCGACGCTTTTCGACCTAGTCCAGATGGCAAAGGAACAGATCAATAAAGACATACTGGCCACACGCCAGAATCAGACAATGGTCGAGATCAACGCCAAGCGGGTGGAAAATATCGCTTCCAAGATGCTGCGCAAGTCCAAGGATGGCCAACCTGATTTTGTCGTTCGCGGCATTCAGCGTCACGCTGGCATGATGCGCGAGGCTATCGAAAAATCTGACATCCAGATCGTGACCATGCAAGGCGCGCTGAAGATCCTCGAAGATTATGACTTCGTCAAAGACGTGCAACAGGCCGTTACAACATTCTATGTGACAACACGCTGATGCCGATCCGGCCAGAAAACAAAGACCGTTATCCGAAAGACTGGCCAGCCATCAGCCTGAGGATACGCGAGCGCGCAGGCAATAGATGCGAAAAATGCGGAGTTCCTAATGGAGAATTTATTGTTCGTCACGATGATGGCACGTGGGAAATTACCGACATGATCTTCGCTGGAACCAAGATAGTTCTGACCGTAGCGCACCTTGATCACACGCCGGAACATTGCGACGACGAAAACCTGCGCGCATGGTGCCAACGCTGCCACAATCGATATGACGAGCCAGAGCGACGCCGAGGCATCCGAGCAAGAGCGCGAGCATCGCGCGCATCAGGAGATCTATTCGAGGGTAAGACATGACTGCGACCTTGCTGGTTTATTTCATCCTGACAAAAGCCCTGACGTGGGAATTTTTTGCCGTCGAACACACCGACAAAAGTTATTGCGAGATGTCCAGCGATTCGTTAAAGCGCAATTTCGCTGGCAAGATCGGCAATATGAAAATCATCTGCGCGCCAGACGTCGGCGCCGATATCTGAAAAGAATTGGCGATCGCATGTCGCGCTCGCCGTTACCCCGAGGAGAGACTATGAGAAGGTTAATTTACGCTGCGGCTATGATAACCGCGATTTCACCAGCGATCGCCAACGAAGCGCCCGTCAAACCAGAACCGCCCAAGCCCACCATGACCATCGACGAATGCATGACGGTGCTGGCTGGCCTCGAAGCGCTCGACGGCTACACGACGATCATCAAGGAGGGAAAGCCCGATGCTCAAGTCGTCGTTCGTTCCTATGTATTCGGCAACGGTGCGCTGCGAGACGATATCGCCCAAAACCTCACCGCCTTGCGTGACGTTCGCCGATCGACGCAGGAAACTCAGAACGCGATCGTCAAAGAGATCGGGAAGGGTGCCAACGATATCCCTGCACAGATCATGGGGCCTGACGGCAAGCAGTTAATCTCGAACCCTGACTATGTCGAATATGTCAGGCAGGTTAACCAGCTCACCGCCAAGCCGTGCAACGCCATCCCCGTTCCCATCAGGCTCAAGGATCTGAAACTGGACATCAACGAAATACCAAACTCCACCATCTCAAATCTCGGAAAGATTCTTGTCCGGGATAAGTAACAAGCATAACAATCTTGGGGATCGATTCGCCCGCTGCCGGTGGACCGGTGGCGGGCTCCTCATTTTTGGAGCTGCACACAATGGCCATCAACACAAGCAACGAATTCCAGCAATCAAAGACACACTGCCCGGCAGGACATCCCTACACGCCAGAGAACACAATTCAGGTAAAATCGACCAAGCCGGGGCACTTCAAACGGCAATGCCGCAAATGCAAGAACCTCTCCGCCTCCAGACGCAACAAAGAAAAAGGACCGCAAGCAGATAAGCCAGCGGCCCGAGTCTAGGGAGGAAACGCCCAAGGAGGGCAGCGATAGTGCGAAAGGTCGGACGGACGACTGCGATGCACTACCGCCGACTCGATCATAACCCTCTATTGCCGATTCCCTCAATAGATTTGTCAGCGCGCAGTGCGGCCCTTGGCCATAAAGGGGATTACAGCCGTGACGCCGACGAACAGCAGCATCAGGATAGCCTGTATCCACCCGATCACGTCACTGCGGCCTGATCCGACGCTAGAATTATCCGCCTGCGCTCGGCTTAACTTTTGCACCTCACCAATAAGCGAAGCGAGCGCCGGATCTTGAAATTTCTGTTTGCCAAGACCTTCAGCTCCGGTTTGTTCAAGCGCTGTTAGTCGTGTGCCAATAACTCCAAATTGTGCTTGGATACCAGCAAAACTGTTCTGCAAATTCCTAGCCTGTTCATCCGCGGTGTTCTTCACAAGCGTTCGCACATCGTCCGCTGATTTTGTGACCTGAGCGCTCAACACCAACGCGGCGTCGTCGCCCTTCTTCGCCAGCGCCGCAGCCGTTGCGTTTGCGCGCTCGCTGGCGACCGAAACGTTGTTGGTGTCAACAATACGGATGGCATCCAGCCTGTTGGCTTCCGCTTTGCGCAGCTTGTCTTCGTAGTCAGCTCGCAATGAGGAATTTTCTTTCAGGCTGTTATATCGCAACTCCTCCAGCGAGGCTTGTGCTACTCTCAAATCGTCCTGCCGCTTGACCGTAAGATCCAGAACATCGTCAATCCGCTTGACGGCGGCTAACACCAGATCGAGAACATTCTTGGTGGGATCAATAGCGGAATTGCCTCTGGAATCTACCGGCTGGCCGGGCTTGGACGGCGCTATAGCCGCATCCTGTGCCGACACTGGCGAAGAAAGCATCGCCATGAAGGTCAATGCTGCTAGAGCCGCCTTTAACATTTGTCTTTTTTCACCCCCGGCCGAGATAGGACTCTATCAAATGGCCAGCGAAACCTACCACAGTTCCGACCGCAAGAATGAAGGCCCAGAATAATTTGCTGGCCCACATCACACCGCCTCTGCGAGCGATATCGGTATTATACGCCGAGATCGTCGGCATGACATTATCGTCGAGATCATTTTTTAATTCTGCGACGTCTTGAATGGCACCGTCGATCTTGCTGGCCATCTGCCCTACTTGTGCTGACAGGCCCTCAAAACGTTCGTAAAGTGCCTTGCGTGATGCTGCCGCCGCGGTCTCCTGAGACTTCCATTGATCAGCCATGCCACGCACCGTGCCCTCAAGGTCACCTAGCGCTCGAATAAGTGAGTTAGGAGTCGCCATCGGTTTGTGCTTTTCCCCAGCCCGAAGGCGTCTATCACCTTCGGGCTGCTTACCGTTTTCTCCTAATCAGAATGCTACCATAACGCCAGCAATATATTTGGTGCCAAGGACTGCCTTAACCTGCGCTGGACCGCCGGTGACGGCACCATTTCCCTGAAACACGGTTTCGATGTACTCGCGGATGGCGGAGCCATTGCTCAATTGCTCCATCAAGTCGATCTCGATCTTGGGCGACCAAAGCTCCACCTTGTTCGATCCTGCACCGAGATAAGCAATCGTCACGTCATCCATGCGGACGCCAGCGCCGAAGCCTGCTTGGATGTTGGTCGCTGCGATTCCTGTCGGCAGGAGAGGAAACGGCGCGATCGAGCTGAAGGGATTGGGAAGATTCAGCAGCCCGAATGTGCTCTGGATCAGCGACACTGGCATCCATACGAGGCCAGTGGCCTCTGCGGAAAGCGGACCGGCAACTGAGAAGCCTTGGTTGGCGCCATTGAAGTTGGTCGCAGATACCTTGCCTTCAACGGCGTAGGCGAGCAGGCTGGATCTGCTGCCCCACGCATAGCCCACGGCGGCGCCGATACCCGCGGTTGTCGTGGTCAAGCTTGCGGAGTTGACGCCCGGTACTGTGGCGTTAACCGGACCACCGCCGGCCTCGGTGAACAAGCCGACATAAAGACCGGAGCTGCCATAGGGATATCCGGTAAGCCAAGATGGCCCAATGGCTGATGGCGCCTTCGTATAGAGCACAGGCGATGGAGCAACTACCGCCTGAGGTAACGGAGCGGCGACGGCAGCACCCGGCCCCGGAGAGTTCTGGGCCATCGCAGAAGTCGAAAACAACGCTGCGATCGCCGTCGCAAGTAATAGCTTCTTCATGGTGAAAATCCCCTTTGGTTGCGGAGATCAGAAACTACGCCAGCGCTCTATCAGCGATAGGACGATTTACTAAGCAGACTGACGAATTAAGTTAGCTGTGACTTATCCGCAACAAGAGAATATCAGGCAGCCTTCGTCGCATCGGCGGCCATCAGGCTTATGGCCTTCGTCGCATCGGCGGCCATCACGTCTGGATGCGTGATCGTCACGACAGCTTTGGCCGTGTCCGCGGCTCCCGTAACAGATGCCGGTTGCATCTTCTTTGCGATCTCAATCGCCGCGGCCTGCGTCGCGGTATCCGTCAGCTTCTTGAGATACGCTTCTGCTTGCACGTGTCCGTCTTGTACCCACCACGACCAGAACGCTCCACCGGCCGCGACCGCAGCTCCAGAGAATGCTTCGAGGCCGGGACCGGCCGAGATAAGACCATGGGTAACAAGAGCACCACCCGCGACCTTCAAGACGCTGGTGAACATCAGAGTGACGAACGGTTTGATGGCATCCCAATTCATGATGAAGACTCCCCTGTGTGTGAAATTTCGACATGCGTGCTGAGAATGAGGAACAGCATTAGCGGACTCCAGCGATGGAATGGCACAACTGTGGGCCATTTGAAATAGGGGAACGGGTTTGTCCGCAACGCCCAACCCATTTCAGCCGAACAGATCAGATTGCCTATTGTGTGCAGGTTCAAGGCCGGATCGACAAAATTGATGATTGACTTGATATCGTAGGGTGCTCCGACTCGCTTATCGATGTGATCATAGAAGCAGTTTTGCTGATCGATCGTGCATGGCAGATCCACAAATTTCTGAGACATTGATCCATCAGGCAGTTTCATCAGGCTTGCTATATCGTACCCCGCCGGTCGCTTCTTCATGCCGCCGTCCGCGTGCTGCCCGATCCACCATTGCTTGTCGAGAGAAACGCATTCGCAATGGCTAGGGACGAAAGGCATCGCGAGTCCCGCCTGAAATCTGATGTCGGCTGATATCAAATCGTTCTCGGTAACAAATCTGAGTGTTATGGCCGGCACAGTTTATCCCTTAAGTTTTTCTGCCGCGACCTTTCTGGCGCTCGCTTGTAAGGCAATCAACAGATCGAAATCCAGCGCCAGCCGCTTTTCCTGCTCGGCGCCCTTCAGCGACGTTGCATTGATGAGCTGACCGGTATGAAGGCTGACGAGAGCCGCTTTCAGGATCTCCTCATACTCTTCGAGCGTCACGGCGACTTCACTTTCTGCTCGATCAGCATGGCGATGGTTTCGACGACCGGAAGCACCTGAATGGCATCTGGATACATTTTCTTGAGGATCGGAATGGCCCTCGCGATAAGCGGCTTCATCTCCTCCGCGATCGGCTTCAGCTCCTCCCAGCCTGCCATTAGTCGGCTGAATTCCGGTTGATCCGAATTGAGCGCTTCGATAGTTGCTTCAGGAACGCCCAAGACTGTTAGGCCAATATCGATGATCGTGCTCATGACACAAGCACCGGAGTTGCAACGGTCGGTACCGAAACTGTAGGCATCGAAACCGTAAGACCCTCGATCTGGATCGAGCTGTCGATCGCCATCATCATAGAGAGCAGCGGCGCCGTTCCCTCCTGCACGTCGATATATTTGGCGTTGTACACGTGATCTCGAACGTACTTTCCGGAAATATAAACGTCACTTCCGGACCACACGTAGGCCGAGGGAACGCCCATCGCGGCATATCCGAGCCCGTTGAACTCCTCCCAGAGAGTGAGAACACCGCCGATCGTCCAAAGGGGCCACTTCGCTGCATAGGGCGCCGAGTTGATCAGGACATCGACGCAGCACCGAGTCCAAGCATCGTGGCCGGGCGTGACATCGCCTTCATGCGCGAGATAAGGCCCCATGTTAGCCGGGACATTGTGCGAGCGCTGGTTGAGCGGATCACCCTGTCCGAGCTGCTTATCCCAATGCGGAGGCCCGCTATACTCGCGCTCCGATGCGATCGCGATAAACCACCACGGCACCGGCTGCATCTTCTGTTCGATCAGCCGATCGGTAACGCCCTGATAGCGCGCCTTCGAAACCGGATCACATAGCCGCATCGCGGACTTGTGGAAGGCCGGAAGTTTGTCGGCCTTGACGTGCATGTTCACCCAGCGATGCGCGTTGACGGCTTCGAGCGCTACAATGTTGACCATGACGATATCTCCCTTCCTTTTATTGCCTCGTGGCAACATCTAACTGCATGACCCCGACACCTCCATTGTATCCAGTGCCAAAATTATTAGCATTTTCTTCTGTGGCTGAAACAAAGTGAAACCCAGAGACCGCTGGATAGTTGGCAATTGAGATTGGGCTCGCAAAAAAAGAATTTGCAGTAGCCGTTTCCATCAGAGCACGAGCATCAAAACAAGTCGTTCCGTCAAGGCATGTACCTGTGACAGAACCAGACCCCGCCGAAGCGGATGTAAATGCCTGCACCTGATAGCTTGCCGTAAAACCATTCAGGGGAAGTCCAACGACAAACGATGCCCTGTTATTGACTGAGTTGTCGGCCGCACGGACCGCGCTCGCTCCGGATTGCAACCATACACTCACAGTGTCGGTGACCGTCGTTTTGACGTCGACTTGGTTGTACATATTCCAGACACCGAACATCGCAGCGCCGCCACCGCCTGCAGCGCTACCCCAAACATAACTTATCGAACCATTTGCAATGGCATACACGGTGCCGAGATACGTGGCTTGGTTCGCAGCGACCGAACCATAGTTCGTCGATCCGTTGAAGCAATTCGCCAGCGCATTCTTGTTTGTTGGATATGGCCGCGTGATCTGATCGATGACGGTGTAGCCGGTGCCGCGCGACGTATTCGATCCTCCGGTATCGGCCGCCCAGCCGCCGCCGCCGCCGCCAGCAGTTGACATCGCCAAGCAAATCCTGTTGGCGCCACCATGCACCCACCAAACGTCATAGACCTGAGATCCGACGACCTGACCTGCGCTCGCCGCTGCGACCATCGCATCGATAACCTCGCATGAGGCGACCGTGTCGATCAGATCAAGCGTGCCATTGAAATACGGGACTCCGCCGCCCACCGCGCAATCATATCGCAGCGTCGTCTGGTTCGCGCACGACGACCCGCCGCAAGACGTTGCGAGCATGACCGGGGTATTAGCGGCCAGCGTGATGCGACCCTGCGGCGCGATGACGGCGCCCGCAACCGTGCATGTTCCGGTGCTTGTAATGCTGCACGTTCCAGAGACAGCTATTCCAGATCCCGCCGCGATAATAACGTTGGTCACCGTTCCAGTGCCGCCCGCCGTCAGCCAAGCCGGCACGCCGGTCGGCCCTTCGGAAAATACCTGCGTGCCGCTATTGTTACCGGCCAGCGTCGTCCAGATGGTGCCGTTCCAGAAAGCGAAGTCGCCAACTCGAGTCGGAACAGGCATCAATGCCGTGATCGCAGCCGGCGCCCCGCTCTGACCCGTACCGCCATTTGCGATCGGCGCAATACCCGTCACGCCTCCGTTGCCGCTGGCGCCTAGATTTATCGCCGACAGCCACGAACCCGAGATCGTCCCAGAGTTGATGGCCGAGCCCGCGATCGATGGCGTACCGCCGAGCGCATAAGTTCCGGTGATCGTGCCTGTGATCGCCGGCCCGGTGCCAAACGTGACAGTCGAATTGAATATAGCGCCGCCTGTGACAGCCAGAAAAAAACCGCCGATGGTCGCGCCGCCCAAAGCCAGCGACGTTCCCGCTGCCACACCGAGCGACGGCGTCGTCAAGGCCATATTGGTGGCGGCGATCCCGCTGGGTAGCGTTGCGGAGAATGACGGAACGTTCGATCCGTTCGTCACCAACACCGAATTAGCAGCGAGCGCTGCCGCCGTCATGGTTCCACCGTTCGTCGAATTGTACGGAACGCCAGTGCCGCCGCTTATGGTCGTGGTTCCATAGGTGATGCCGGTAGCTGGCGCCACGATCGAGCACGTGCTTCCGAGGGCGCATGGGATGCCGTTCACGGTCGTGAGGGCAACCGCTCCATTCACATAGTAGTTTCCGCTGACATTGATGGTGCCCGCGCCGGTCAGCGTTCCCATCGTCGTGCCGACCGTTACGCTGCCGTCTTGCTCGACCCCAAACCTGTCCGTCAACGTCGCGCTGCCATTCGGCGTAACGCCAAAGCGCAAATAGGTTCCATTCTGGCCCACGCTCCAATTCTGTGCCGCGTAGGTTCTGATCGCCGCCTGCGGGCCGACCACTCCGGTTCCGTTATAGCCGAACGCATTCAACGAACAGACTTCATCCGCGGACTGCAACGTTGTCGGCGCCGCTTCCGTGCCATCCCAGCGCACGCAACTATAGCGCGGTACGCTAGCGTAGGCGTCCAGCTCCGTCCTTACCGTCGTTCCAGCAGCTCCGACAATCTGCAAACCGCTGCCAGCCAAAAAAGCCGGCGTCGTCTGCGAGGCGTTTAGATTGATGATCTGGGGAGAAAGAAACGTGTTGATCGCGGTCGTGAATGCGCAGTTGACGCACGAAGGCGGACTTGGCTGCGCCGCTGCACCGACAACAGAAACAGCCAGAGCGAATAGTGCCGCGATAAAACTGCGCATGTGATCTCTCTTCAAAACCAAACGACAGAAAATTTGTGACCGTTGGAAGCTGCGTTGACCGAGGTTATCGACGTTTGACCGGGAATGATGGGCCAACTCGCGCCGGGGTATAGCACGAAGGTTGTCCCGTTCCCCACCAAACCCGCCGGATTTACCGGATCGACATACAGATTTTCCGGCGCCCCGAGCCCCTGATCCGTTGCCGATATCGGATTGGTTATGAATCCGCCATTCGGGGCGCCGGGAATAACCTCGACGGGCGTCCCACCGTTTGTAACCACCGAGGTGAGACCCGGTACCGGGGTGACTGCAACGGTCATTTTTAAGATACCCCTGTGAATGGCGGAATTTTCCAAGCGTCGATGTTTGATTCCGTCAAGTCCTCAATATCACTTTGGACCCCAGCGGCCCAGCGCGTAACCGCGTCCATCCCCGCCTTGCTCTGCTTTTGCTGGTTAAGAAATTCGGTATCGGCCGCCGGCCGCTGCGCAGCCTGAAAGACCACCTGATCAGCGACAGATGCTTGCAGTGGCGCAACGCTGTCTGTGATTACTTTTATTTTTGCCTGCGCCGCAGCGCGATCCGCGTCTGTCTTGGCCGCCAACATTTGAACCGTTAGATCCTGCAATGGAAGTTGGGCCGTCCTGATTTCCACCATGACAGCTTGCAATCTCTGGCTATCGGATAAAGCAATATCCCCCTCTCGAATCGTGAGCGCGCGACGTTTCCCCGGAGGTGGCGCAATCTTTTCCATCTCCTGCTGTTCCATGGCCGTTACGGAATTCAGAAGAACGTTCTTCTTCGATCTTAGGATCTGATCAGCCGTGGGATCGTCGTTCACGACTTCATAGTCAGAGATATATTTTCCATCCTTGCCGAGAACGATGGACGCCTCGACATCCTGGGAGCCGATCGGACGTTTTACCGGGGCATGACGCGATAGTTTTTCCTCCTGCCATTTGGCTACAGCATGGCTCAAATCGTTAGAGGCTGTCTTACTGCTCTTGAATTCCGCCCATGTCGGGCAAGGCTTGACCGGGCCGAGCGCCTTGAGTTCATCCGCCACGATCTTGTTTCGCTCCGCCCACAGATTCATTTCATCGACATGGAGCTTGACGGTGTCGTCGAATCCTTCCGGCAATCTTGACTTCAAAATCTGATGCGTCACGACGACATTCCTTTTTCAAAGTTTGAGATACCACGTTCCGCTCATCGCTAGATGGACAGTGTTGTGGGCGCCGCCGCCGGTGTTGTACGAAAGAACCGACTGACCGCTGGTAGCCCCCGATCCCGATCCGGAAACTGCAATCTGAACCGGAGACGGAGAACCAATCTGTAGGATTGGAGATGGGCCACCTTCGAGGTTAACGTTGTACACCGATCCAGTAATGATATCCGTGTAGTTTGATACGCCAGTGATGCTGACGCTGACGGACAATGCTCCTCCGCTCGAATCGATCTGCGGAATCTCGGTCGGAGTCAGCGTATGCAGGTTTTGTCCAAGAATAGATCCCGGTATAGTCGCGCTCCCCGAGCTGAATGGTACACCGCTCAACAACGTCGTGGCAGGGCCGCCCATCGTGTCGACGCCGATCGGGCTCTTGCCTCGCATGTCGAGCGTCGTGATCGCGCAGTTTGCCGCAAAGTCCGCCGCTGCATTGACGCCTCTAGCGACAAGAGCGCCAGCGCTGTTACGAAGCGGACATTGCACGTTCGAAAATTCGTTCCAGTGCCATTCGAACAAATTGATCGTGGTTGGATCAGCAAACCCTGTGGCATTCGACGCCGCATTGCCTATCGTCAGTGTATTGGCGGTAACCCAACCCGATATCGTTTCCGACGTCGGACGCCACTTGAAATCGCCAGTGGTAGCTATGCCAGCGCTGGACTGAGATTCCTGAGATGCACTGATGAGCTGATAAGGGCCGCTCCCGGGATCGTAAATCGTGAAGGCGCCCGCAGCCACAATAGCGCCCGTACCAAGAGCGCTGCCGTTGGGATTTACGATCGCGAAGCTTCCGGCGCCTAGATTGAGCGTCGATGGTCCAGTGTTGCTTGTGGCAGCAAGGATATCGATCACCATGCCTTGCTGGCGCGTGGTGACTGCCGGGCTCAAAACGACAGCGTAGGCGTTGACTGTTCCGGTATCCTGCGCTGATGTCGCGCTTCCAGATTGGGCCTGCACGATCTGCATCATGAGGGCCATCGTTCCAGCGGTCGGTCCCATCTGGAAGATATCGCCAGCATTCCATGCCAGCGCAACGGTGCCTTCCTGACCGCGCAGGATCGTGAAGGTATCCGCAGCCGTCGCGGTCACCCACACCACCTCGGTGATCAAACTGTTGCCAGCCGCGACAAGAGTGCCGATGAAAAATTTATTACCAGCGATCACCGGAAAATTTGAGCCCTCGCCTGCAACCAAGGTCAGACTTGTCGCCGCCGCAGTGATCGGACTCGCCAGCGTGCCAGTCGCGTTATCCTTGAACAGCATCAGCGGAAAAGTCATGACGCGAGCCCCTAGCTATTATTTATGATGACGCGATCGAAACATTGAATGTGTACTGAAACGGCAGCTCCACGGCACCCGACTGAATCGCCTCTTGCAGAATAACCGAATTTGGAGTTAGCGGCAGGATGATATCGATCACGAACCTCGACGGATAGCTCACGCTGACCGAATAGGTATTGTCTATGACTGGATCTGTCCCGTTTGGCCCATTCAGGAATCGCAAGATGCGCCGCTTTAGCCACTGAGGATTGAACGTCTGGCCGTCCCCGCGATAGAGCCGCCACGTCATGATTCGCTTGAATATATCGTCTGAGGTCACCGTGACGTTGTCGGCGCCGATTGCCTTGTAGCCGTTCCATACAAGCTGGTTATAGAGCGCCGTGTTGTAAGGTCCAAGATTTTGATTGAGCCCCGACGAAAGAGTCGGCCGAAGCATCCCGTAAAGACCGTCAGCTACCCAATCGAGCAACGTTCCAGCAATCAAAGAAGAGGTATAGATCGGAAGATTTATCTGGTTGAACCAATCCACGAATTGCTGCGCATAGGAATTGTACGACGCGAACATAGCTTGCAGATCTGCGTCGTCCGCATACTCCTGATAGAGATACGCCTTTATGACATTGACTAGACCGGTTGGCCCCGAGGGAGGAAACGTCGCGCCAGTCGATACCAGAGAAACTAACGGCTGAATGATGATAGCGCTGAATTTGTGCCCGACCGTCGCCGCGTTGACATTTAGGTTCGTCGCCAAACCGGGCGGCACTTGGATGGACTGCCCCGGCGCCAGCCTGAACGTCGTCGGAGATTCGACGAGAGATGCTGGATTGATGAAATCATAGAACAGTGTTTCAGGAATCGGGATTCCCTGATCCCGCGCCGCCGCCGGATTGGCGATGATGCCACCTTGTACGCCGCCAAAAATCGCAACCTGCGAAACACCACCGATAGCGATGGATGTCGATGCCGCTTTGAAAACTGAAACCGGAGCAGCGCCCATATATGCTACCCCTGCGCAATCGAGATCGCCGCAGCGCTAGTCGAGAAATAGCTTTCCTGATCGCCCGCGACGATCCCCGTGCCGGCCTGCGGTGGCGTGCTGATCCCGTTGATTGAAACCGTGGGGATGACGCGCGTGAGATATGCCGGATTTAGCACCGTGACGATCGCAGCCTGAAATGCCGCGATCAGCTCGAATTCGTTGATCGGCTGTCCTACCGTGATCCCATTGATGTATGCAGCCACCGCTGGCGCCCCGAGCTGCGCAATCGATGCCGTGTTTACGAAATTAACCTGAGTCGTATTCCAGATGATGCTGACCGTCACCGTCTGCTGCGGCGGCGTGACATAGGTTACGTTGTAGATATCCGGGAAATTATTGATGGAAACCGAGATATTGCGGGCATTCGGCGTGGCAACTCCGCCGCTTACGTAAGGAGAAAATCCCGTCGAGTTTATGCTGATCGTGAAATTCTTTTCATCTATCACCGCAACGACCGTCGTCGGGATGCCGTTGATCTGCACCATGCCGAGAACGCCGTTCAGCTCGACCGGATTTCCTGCGACGTATCCGTGATTAAGCGTGGTCGTCACTTGCGCATTTGCAGCTTGTGTAATGTTCGACACCGTCATCGACGAGCCGATCAATCCGGTGATGTCGACACCCGAATTCAGGATGGCATTGGCGACAAGATTTGGATCGCCTCCGCCAACGATGATTTCCCAGCCTCCATTGTTCGGCGCCTGAAGGATAGAAACGAGCTGCGATTGCACGCCGGATATTTGCTCCAACGCCGTTCGCAAGGTCGTCTGAAAACCGGTGCCTGCGGAAAGAAAACCCTGCTGCACGCGCGCGCGATACGATGCCGCCGTCTCACCTGTGGTCGAAGGAATTCCTGCAAGCGGATTGTTCACCGTCAACGTCACGTCGTCGGGCACCGATGTCACGAGCTGCTGCACCGTGCCGGGAGGTACCGCCCACGATCCCACCACCGAGGCCAGAGCAAAAAGCGGCGCTGTCGTGCCGTTGCCAGATCCATTGTTTGCCCCGATGATTCCTCCGTCTGTGATCGTGTATTGATAAGTGCCATCGCTGACGATGAATCCGATCCCGATAACGAATCCCGGCGTTCCGGTGAACACAACGAAAACGCTGGTATTGCTGGCACCTCCGATCTGGATTCCTGTCTGCTGTCCCTGCTGCACAAGCAGGAATTCATTGGCGCCAAGCGCGGTGAGCGAGTTGATAAGATCGACGCGAAATTGGTCGCATTCCAGAATCGCGAAGGTATCGGTTTGGTTGACGTCGGAAATAAGAGAGGCCGGCAGCCGTCCAGTGTAGCCCGGCGCCGCCGCAGCGATCGCGGCAATGAGACTATCCAGCACCGCTTGAGGCTGTAGCGGCGTGAGTCCGGCAGCCGTCACCACAGTCGGAAGATCGGTGGCACTCATCCCGGAACCCCTACATTGATCGTCGGTATCACCGCGCCTGTCTTGGTGACGATGTTAACGTTATAGGTCGGATTGCCATCCTCGTCGGCCGGGCCGGGCGCGATCGATAGATTGGCAAAATATGGAGCGAACTGCTGCTGCGTGATGGTCGATTGGTAATCCGGATGCGTCTGCGTGATCACCGAGTTCATCGCGTTGATACCATAATTGGCGTTGTACGGAGCCTCATTGAGATTGAGTTTCAACACCTGAATCAGCGTCGTTACCCAAACCCAAGTGTCATCGCCGGTCACCGGATCAGTCGCGACCTCAACCCAGATCGTCGGATTTCCGTTTTCATCCTTGATGCGGCCGAACGTGCGCATCAGGCAGACCTCGCGATTTCACTGGCTTGGGTAAGGTTGGTCATACCGGCGGCCCCGTGTCGCCGCTGCCAGTCTGGACGCCGCTGTGAATGTGAGCGCTCAATATCTTGCCTTCCGAATTTATGGTTCCGGTCGTCGTGATGTTGGCGCTACCGAAATCGATAAGGCCGTCCGTGATCTTGATGGTTGTGGCGCCCACGGTGATGTCGACTTCCGTTTCTGATCCGACGATCTTGACGTTACCGTTCTGCGATCGAGCGATAAACCCTTCCGGCCCGTAAATCTCGTATTTGTTCGGATCGGTCGGCGCTGTGAATCCCTTGTTACCCAGAGGGGCAAATACAAGAGCCCCAAGATTGGCTGGTTGAGCGAGCGTAGCCGTTCCGCCGCCGAGCCCGGTAATCCCACCTAGTCTGGCGTCCGCCGGTTTTACCCAGCCCTTGCAGCCAACCTGAATCGGAACGCGCGCATATTCCGAGCCCTCTACCGGCACCGTCACAGTGGTGAACGTCGCCGTCTGTCCCGGTGTCTGGATCTGAAAGCTGACGGTAACGACCGATCCCATCACCGCGGTCACCGAGCACGGCAGCGCATAGCCTGATCGAACAAGTGCACCGTGTATTTTCTTTTCCGTGAATTGATTGATGTAGCGCTGGAACGGACTGCGCTGAGAGTCGCCGCTGCTCATGACGTCGATGCTCCCGTGTTCGCAGACTGCTGCGTCGGATAAGCATCGAACACGGTAACCCACGCGCCTGCGTCGGACTGTCTGAAATTTCCGATATGCCGCATCGACTGGATGAAGAACGAACCTTGAAACGCCACTTTCTGATTAACGAGGAAACCTTGCGCCTGCGCGCTGTTAGTCACCAACGTCTGCGGCATCTTCACAGACTGACCGACTTTAAGATCAGCGCGCATCGCGCATTTGAAATTGATCAGCGGCGCGTTCTGCCAAGAGGGCTGGCCTATCAGATCAACGAAATTGATTTGCGCGGAGTTGCCACCGGGAGTTGTCGTGCTTCCAGCCTGCGAAGGAAATGTCGCCGCCGAAGATCCTGACGTCGACGGCGATGACGATCCTGATCCTCCCATGCCGTCGAAAACGTTGAACGTTTTCTGAAACGGAACGATGCTCACTCCGGGATAGTTGGTGCCTCCGATGATTGCCTTGCTCGTCTCATTCGCCCATTGGGCAAACGAAGTGAGATCCGGATAGTGACCATACTGGCTTTCAGGAAAAACCAGAATCGAGCTTATGTTGCTGTTCACCGAGAAGTCTGGATAGGCTGTCGTCAACGCGCTCTTGATCGCGGTACCCATCGTTTGACCCTGAGGCCAAACCAGAGAAAGGTTTTTTGGATTAGGCGTTCCGCCGGTGATCGAGCTATTGCCTGTTGGGGCGTCGCCTGCGCGAATAATTAATGCCAGCCATTGATCAGTGTCGATCCAGTTGCCGAATGCATTGAGAATGTAACCCTGTGCCAAGAGGCCAGCCTGCGCAGGATTGGCCAGCGGAAGACCCTTCGCAAATCCTCCATAGACGCTGATGCTCTTGTTGATCAGGTTGTTCGCCTGACTGAGAGTCGAAAGCGGAACGCCCCATATTTTTACCAGCGCGTCGCCAAAGGGAAGATGGGCAGACACAACCGGAAGATCAATCTCAACCTGCAAGGCATTCGGATTGGTCGAGCCATCACCGTTGAGGCTCGTATAGGTGGCGCCGCCGCCGATCTGGATTGAGTAATAGCGCATCGGTCAACCCTTCCATCGACGAAGGGCCGCCTCACTCATTCGTTTCCGAGTTTCCTCAGACCTCTTTCGGCCGACATTGATCGTGTTGCCTTTTTTGAAACAATTGTTCTCCGTCCTCGGTAGGGTATTGCCCACTCCTCCTCCTCCGCCGATCCTATTTGGCACCAATTCTCCAGATAGAAGCCTGCGAGTCATACGCTCGCTCAATACCCTCCTCGCTTCTGGGGAAGCGAATTGAGCCTTTGCTTTTCGACTAAGCTTGGCTCGAGTCTGCTCAGAAAAATTATGAGCACCACCACCGCCATCTGACCTATTCCAAAGCGGCCCCTTTAATTTGTCAGCACGACCTATCTCATCGATCAAGCGGCGCTCGTTTTCGTAAGCCTCCTCTCTTGTGAGCCCACAAATTATCTTCTTGGGAACCACAGAAAGACCGCAGCCGATCGCATGAAGGATGCCAAGATTTTTTGAAGGGCTAATATTTTTCGCAAGCTCCCTAGCCGCATTTCTTATGTGCATGTTCATGCGGTATCCGCTTCCCATTCCGATATATCTTGGGATGGGATCATCACCGACAAATAGGCCATAGACATAGAACTTGTTCATGGCGACACTTCTATTTGATTGTTGGCGATACGGTACACCAGAGTCGAGTTGAAGTATCCAGCGGTCAGGCTGATGTTCTCGCTGGCGACGCCAAGCCTCGTCGCAGCTCCCGGATCGGCCATCAGCGGATAGGTGAATGTGTACCGGCCTGTGACATAGGCGAGCACCTGACCGTTGTAGGCGTCCGGCGTCGAGCCCGTGATCGTGAGCGCCACCGTACTGCCGATTCGGTATGGAATGGGATTCGCAAGCGTCCCTGTCACAAAACCATTGGCCCATGACAGCTCCGCAAGATTGGCCCCGTTCGGAGATCCCACCATTGCCTTGTTGACGATCAGCGTGCCGTCGAGACCTGCGATCGCGAGATAGTATCGCTGCGCCGCCATATTAAAGGTGACGGTCGCGTTGTAGACCTGACCGTCCAGCGTGGGCTGGAACGTATAGTTCGCGGTCGGTACCGGCGTGAAATCATAATAGGTGATGCTCATAGGCCGTTGCCGCCGATCCCGCCAATTGATCCGCTACCCGCCACGCTGCTGCCGCTGGACGATCCCAGCGATGGCACCACCGAGGAGCCGGTGAGGGACTGCGGTGACGTCGACGCATTGGCGCCAGACGTCGATCCGTCCGTCGTCAGGCCGCCAGAGATCTTGCTCATCATGGTATTGAGAACATTCGAAGCATCTGACTGCGTGAGAAGCGGCTTGCGAAACGTCCATATCCATTCGGACTGAGGTTGTTTCGGATTTGGCGACACGTCATCCAACCCAAGCAAAACCAAATTGGTGTAATAATAGGCCGGCGTCGCCACCGTATAGGTTCCTCCAGACGCATTGTGCTGGTCGAGTGCAGCCTTCAACGCCGTCATCGTGGCCAGCTTTATCAGCCACGCGCCCGATCCCCGCGCCGGGCAATACATCTTCAGCATGACTTTGAGTGGATCAGAGATGACCGCATTCGCCGCTGTGGCCTGATTCGCGAACGGATATTCGCCGAGCCGCTGTGCGATCAGAGAGCCACCCGGCATCACCACGAAATTAGCAAAGCAGTTATTCAGATCGAGGTTGGCGCCTTGAAGAATTCCAGCGGTGAAATTGATCGCCTCCGTCAGCGCGATGATCGGCAACATCCCGCCGAGAAGCGTGGCGATCCCATTGGTCAAAATGATAGGCGAGAGCTGATAGCTCAATTGCGCCGCGATCGCCCCTGTCGGTTGTCCTGCCATTGCCCTGAAGTTCCATGACTCGAGTCGTGGTTTTTACCTTACTGCGCAACTTGTCTTGTGTTGGTTATGACGGTGCCGCCTGCCGCATTCTCGATCTTGACCTCGACCTTTGGATTGTAGCCGGGGACACTATGTCCGTGCCTGATATATTTCTGCGTTTCCCATGGCAAAACGTTGATGTTGTCTCCCGTTCGATGAAACTTGTTGGCGCGACCGGGACCGGCATTGTAGGCCGCAAGGATTTCGTCCGTGTTGCCACCATAGCGCTTGGTCAGATCCGCTAGAATCGCATCAGCAACCTGCTCATTATACTTCGCATCTTTCAGGCGACTTGGATCAAATCCATACTGCCGCGCCGTGCCGGGCATGACCTGATATCTGCCGATCGCTCCAGCCGATGAAACCTCCTGATCGCCGCTTCCCTCCAGTTTGCGAACTAGCCCCTTGAGCCACGCGGCATCACCGGTACCTCCGCCAGCGTTCGCATTTCCGGAGAAAACATCCCATAGCTGCGACACCGCGCTCTTACCGGTCGTCTCGCGCTCCTCGCGCAATGCGCGCGCTCTATTCTTGGTCCCCTCGTATCCTTCGGAGCCTTCGCCGCCGCCCATCCATTCGATAAACCCACCGATCTTTTTGGCGATCGTCACCATGCCGTCGACGAACGTGCCGATAGCCTTTAGGAATTCCGGCGTCGAGACATAATCCGCAAATCCTTCTAGCCCTGCCGCAACCCGCTTGATGACGTCCTCGAGTCCCTTGTTACCGAGGAAGCGTTCAACGACGTGCGTCGCTGCTTCTGACAGCTTTTGCAGCGGTCCAGTCAAAGGCGTGAGACCGCGAATGAACACCGTTTCGATCGTGTTGCCCGCCGCCCCCAGCCGCGTATTGAAATCCTGCCAGCGCTTCAGATCTTCCTGCGACACTCCCATCGCACCGCGATCGCGACCGAAGCTTCCGCCCAGCTCGTTCAATTCCTTGTAGGACGTGGCCTTCAACGCTTGGAACTGTTCCGGGGTAATGATCCCATCCAGCTTGCGCGCCGATAGCGTATCTGACAGCAGCGCATCCGGCGTTCTGTCTGCAAGCCGCTTCAGGCCGCGTAGGACGCGCATGGAGACGTCTGTAGTATCCCCGGTCAGATCCCGCTCGCTCAAGCCTGCGCCGTACAGGGACGCCCGCCCAGCCGCGCTATGCAGTGCCGAGTTAACGCCACCAAGGAATTCCGGTCCGACGATTCGGCCGAAGTTCGTGTTGAAAGCTTTCTGATCGCCGAATTGCGTGTTGTGGCCGAGCCCGTATTGCCGGCCAGCGCTGGCCGATTGCGCCAGCCGCTCGATGCCAAAGAGGCCGCCAGCGCCCAGCAACCCGGTAAAGATCCCGGTGAGCGTGCCCCATTTCAGCAGCGAATTTGTCGCGCTGGTAATGTTGGCTGCCACCGTCTTGGTATTGCGAGCCAGATCGCGCCAGTATTCCATCTCGGTCTTGGTGATGCGCAGCGCCTTCTCATGCGCCTCCGTCATCAGCTTCGCCTTGCCGATCGATGCCACCTCCAGCGCCACAAGCTCTTGAAAGCTTTTGACGTTGCCTGTGACCATGTTCTGAATGGAGCGCAATTGCTGCGGATGCTTCGCGAGCAACGCCGAATACTGGCGATAGTTCGCATGGAATCGATTGAACGCGCTATCGTTCAGATCAATGTCGATGATAGATTTGACCGGCATGGCTTCAGAATATGCCCTTCTTGGCGATCACTCCGGTTAGCGTCGCCAGCGAGTTTAGTATATACCGCTGCCGAAACTCATGGGCCGTACTCCAATCAGCCTCCGGATTGAGATCTTCCATGAAATCGTGGAAGCCCTCGTTCGCCGTCCAATTCAGGATGGCGGCGACAATCCCTTGGCTGTCTCTCCAGAACTGGCGATCGCGGTCAACGTCGGTAAGGAATTCCGATAGGCCGTAGAGTTCAATGATGTTGTGTGCGCATCCCAGAGCGTACCGACCTTTCGGCCCACTTCTAACAGCATCGCCAATTCTTTTCGCCTGCGCATAACCGAGTTGACAGTAAAAAAAACGAGGATGTTTTCGACCTCGTCGGCGTCCTGTTTGTCCAGCACGCCCTTCTTGACTGCCTCGTCCATCCCCATGGAATGCCACGCCGTAGCTTTCCATTGAGGAGATTTGCCCTCGTCCTCAACCACGACAGCCTTTTCGTTCGGAACGATAACGTGAGCCAACCGCCTGACTTCCCCGATGACGTTCATCTCGACGCCCTGCGGACCTTCCCACACGCCCTGATCCTTGGCTATGTCCCGGAGCGCCTTTGCCGCGATGCGCGACCCGCCCGCGCTGCCATGGCCGCCGCCGAATATCTTGGAATAGGTCTGACCGAGAACATCCCAATACACATCGAACGTCTCCGGTGAGATAGGTGCAGCATGGACATAGACGACACCGCGATCTTCAGTTTCAACAGGCACGACAAAATTCAACGTCTGATCAATCTTCATGCAGACTCTCCCGTTGGCCGCCCGGTGAAGGCGGTTTGTCCTAAGACTTTACGCAGCATTCCACATCGCATTGTTCACGTAGTACGTCGATTTGAAGCGTACCGTGAACGCCGGATTTGTGCCTCCAGAGTCGAGTCCGTCGACGCCTTCGATCGCCGCATTCACCACGTCGAACGGTGGAATGGCTGCGGTATCGAGCCGGATCGAACAGTTGCCCAACCGCGTGTCGTTTTCCCATGCCGCCTTGTAGAGCGCCGCAAGCGCGACCGTCTTGACGATCCCCACGCTGAAGGAAAACATCATCCACGGTTCCGGCGACGTGACGGCGCCAGCCATCGCCGCAAGGAATTGCGTCATGTCGCCGTCGATCCCAAGCTTGATCGCCTCTTTCGTCATGTTTTGAGCATTGACGTCGAGCGACGGGAAGGCGTCAAACAGAACGCTGCCGCGCAGCCTGTTGAGCGAACCGAGCTGAATGAGAGGATTGGCAGCCATGACGATCTCGCCCTTTCAGAAAAAGGTTTATGCGTTGACGATGAAATTCGAAACCGAGAGATTGTATATGATCTGTTTGAACCCGCGCGCCGGGACATAGGCAATCGACAACCCGCGGTATATCCCCGCCGGGAAGTCGGTCGGATTTTCCGCAGCATTGATCAGGAATGGTTCGGCGTTGACGACGGTCATCCCGGTATAGGCGCCAGATTCAAACGCTGTGATGAAGTCGCTCTGCGAGAGCTGTGTTTGTATAGTGTTGCCATTGAGAACGAGGCCGTTTGTGACACCTTGCTGCATCGTGCTCAATGCAACCCGCTGTATGCGGTTGATGCCGTTCTGATCATAGTACAACGGATTGTTTTTGTTGTTCGAATTGGCGACGACATAATTCGAGGTATTGAGGTCGAGGTTGATTTCAACCCAATCGACCGAATACCAATAGAGCATGTCGTTGCCGTCCAGCGACGTGCCATCGCGCAGGATGACGTTCGACAACCCGGCTTCCGAAGCTGGGCCACCATAGTTGACGAAAGCCGCTTCGAACTCGGTGGTCTGCGTTCCGAAGCCCGCCGCCGGCCATGGCGTGATGCCGAAGCCGTAGTTGTAGCAGAACGGAGTCGCCTTGCTTGTGGATGACGGATTCTGCCCGATCAGGCTGCGGAACGGCCATGCCGCGCCGAATTCGGTTGGCGGCGCATCTGGCGATGGAATGAAGATGAACGCCGACTTGTCCGCGCCAACATAATCGGTGTAGGTCCCCGGCGTGCTGGTCGTGATGAAGTAAAGCCGCGATGTCGGAGTCGTGTATTGCGCTATCAGCGCGAGATACTGCGACAGGCCATCCCATTCTGACGGGACGAGGAACGCATAGATCGTGCCGGGATTGGCCGCGATATAGGTCGCCAGCGCAGCGATCGCAGCAACCGGCGCCAGATCGCCCAGCTCAAGCACATAGGGTGCAACCTGACTCCCCTGCGCCCAGAACGTATTATTCTGCGTGACCAGCTCGTTGACGTCGGCAGATATCCAAGTGCCGGGCACCGTTTCCGCCCCCGGATTCGCCGCCAGCGGATAAGTAAAGGTGCTGGCACCGGTCACCGTCGCCAAGAATGTGCCGTTGTAAGCAGCCGGCACCGCACCAACGATCGCGACTCCCAACGTCGAAGGATTTGGAAGCCCATGAGGCGCCGCGGTGGTAACGGTTGCGATACCACTCAGCCACGTGATCGAGGTGATCGCCGCCCCCGGCGTCAGGATCGAATTGATGGAATTGGACTGCGTCAGGAGTTGCCTCGTCCCCGGCGCCAGCGTGGTGCCTCCGACCGAAACGATGGCGCCAGTTTGCTGCAAGGTCGAAGGGGCGGGCGCGGAAACGATGTTCGCGTTGACGATCGTGATCGGATTGCTCATCGGGTGCCCCTAGAGGGAGATGTGATGCTGGTTTCCGCGCCTTTGGCTTGCAATTACTCGTAGTTTATCGCGATCGTCTGGCCAGCGCCGGGGACGACTACAATGCCAGTGGAGCATGGGAAGTTGAGCTGGGTATTCCCGACCGCGGCTGGCGTCGTAGCGATCTGGTTGGCCGCCGCAGCCGCGCCAGTGGTCGCACAATCGTTGATGGTCCCAGCCGCACCGGCCACCACAACTGTAAATGAAATGACGGTTCCCGGCGTCGCCTTCACGACGGTGGCCACCGTGATATTTTTAAGCGTGGTGGACGCATCGGAAGCCTGACTCGCTGTTTCGAGCCGGCCGGCCGCGTCCGCCAGCGCTGGCACATAAGCACCTGACGGATTCTTCGCATACATTTTCTGGGCGTTTGCGTTCTGGACCATCGTCGTCTCGCTCCTATTTTAGACAGCTTGAGGAAAATAATTGTTTATCACTTTCGTGATCAGTTGCCGGGCGATGTTGCGCGCGGTGAATTGGTGGTACGAGATTTCAAACTCAACCGACTTCTTTTGCGCGATCGTCATCAGCTCGGGCTGGATTCGACGCTCGTCCATAACCACAGGCATATTCATAATGCCAAACGTATCATAGTCCAAGCTATACTGGTTGACGGCATCGACCAAAGTCAGCGCTTCGGCATTGCGCAGCCCGAACATCGTGATTTTGACCCGATCGGATACAAGCTGGAAATGCGTTCCATCTTTGCCGATATAGGCCGTGGACTGCAAAGCGATCGGGCTTCCCTGCAAGATATCCACAGAAGCGAATGGAGGGCTCATGTCGAGCGGCAGGAGGTAGGCCGGATACAAGGTCACCGGAAGCGCCCAGCGAACGCCCGGCACCGGCGGCTGATAGGCGTTCATCGCCAGCCAGAGCGGAAGGCTGTTCGACGCAATGACCTCGTCGGTGGCGAGATGGCTGGCCGAATTGACGACCTGAGTCCGCATGTCCGGATAGATCGCAGCGCCATAATAGTGATGCAGGCCCGATTGCTTGAAGTATTTTCCACGACCTGAGAAACCGAACATCAGGCCATCGAATTCGCCGATCCACATCGTCTTTGGATCGACCGCATTCAGCGGCGTGACTTCGCTCAGTGACGTGAATACCACGCGATTGAGCGCGAATGTCTCCTCGACGTCCTGATGGATCTCGGTGGCATAATGCAGCGAGCCCATCACCTTCATCGTCTTGAGCGGTCGAATCCTCACCCAGAAGCGATAATTATCTAGCGGCAGGATCGCTTCTGCGTAGTGCGTAAACTTGATCTCTTGCTGGATCGCGATCGCCTTGACGCCTTCGGCAAGGTCGCTTCCTAGCGGAGTGTCTGCGCCAGAGGCTTCGTCAATTCCCGGCAATTTACGTGACCCATGCTCGAAGTGATGATTCGTACAATTCTGTATCAACAAACGACACCGGACGCGAGTTAGATCGACGTCCGCGCTTCTTCTTCCGCCCGCTCCGCTTCTTCCCCAAGGCACGGTCGATCGCTGCCTGCGTCGGCACGCCGGGATAGCCAAGGCTGTCCATTTCTCCGTTTGTGATGAATTCCTTCATGCCTTCTTCGATCTTCGAGGCGCCGCCCGCGAACACATCGATGGTTGCCGGGGCCCCCATCAGCAGACTTTCGAGCGCTCCGCGCGCGCCTTCCTCCATCGCCGTCGCCATGTCCGGCCCGTGAACCTGCGAATAGATTTCGAGGATATGATATTTGTCCTCAAGCCAGCCTGCGACGTCGCCGGTCGTCACCGTGCCCTTCTGGTCATAAGGCAGATCGTCAATGACTCCGAGATGAAGTACGGGCATTTATCTCGCTTCCATCAGTGACCGCTGTTGAAACTCGACGTGCCATTATAATTTTGCCAGAACGGCGAAGTGAGCGGGTTGCAGAACAGACTAGTACACGAACTAAACCCCCATTGTTGCGAGAGAAGAAAATTCAAAGACGAAGGAGACCCCGAATTAGGCATCAAACCAAAGGTGACTTGATTGATGTCGGTCCCCATGAATCCCTTGTAGTAATACTCCCATGTCACGGCGAATGACGGATCATTCTTATACCCGGTAAAAACTGCGTCATTGAAAGCGTTGGCCGCTCCTGTACTCGACGGATCAGAGAACGTGATGCCTTCTCCCGCGTTCGTTCCCGTGGCATTGCCAGATAGAATCACATAGTTGCCGGTGCATGTTGTAGGGCATCCGCTGTTGATCGACGAAACCGTCAGCCCCGAAATATCGCCCGCGGCAACCGTCATCCCTGTGTAATAGCCAAGAGCAGTCGAGAGACTGTCGACGACGGTGTTTGTGTGAGTCGACCCGGTAATTCCAACCGTAGTGCCGATCTGGATCGGAGGCACCGCCGCAGCGAAGGTAGCTGCCGCATAAGGATTAACTTCAATGTCGCCTTCGTACCACCGCATCAAAACCGGACCCATCCCAGAAGGTCGAGGATTGGCTGCCGTCCCGCAACTCTGTTGAGTGGAGCTGCTGTAGCTACAGGCAAGAGTTTGCCAGAGCTGAAGATTAGTCTGGACCGTGGAATTGTTGCCTTGCGTAAAAGTAAATGGCGTCGATGTGTATATCAGAGAGTTTAGCGACAACGTACCGGTGCCGGGCGTGCCGCAATTTACATCGCTGCCGTTTTGGATTCCGGCAGTGAACCCTTTCATGGTGAAGTTCCACGGCGAAGTGGTCAGCGCCGCCCCCGCGGATGTTGTGGCTGCACTTGTGACGTAGAGACCGGCCCCACCGGTCGTGCCCGAGGTCTGGCTGACGATCGTGGTGGTGATGGTGGACGGAACGCCTGTGCCAGCAACCGCAGCACCTATCGCAATGGTGCCCGTGACGCCGGTTACGGTGAGGTTGGTTCCGCTGCCAGTCCCCGTGAAGCTGGCTGTGCCGGTGATGGTGTCCGTCGTATAGACTTGGTTTCCTGCTAAACCACTTGGAAGCGTTCCACCGGGCGATGTGAACAGGAAGAAGTTGCCATTCCCTCCCGGCTCGTATGACGATGCGCCTGTCCCCGTCGTGAACGTGGTGCCGCTGCAAGTAAGTGCTTGGGGTGCTCTGCGCGGATAAGTCCCCCTCAGGTCTTGGTCGATGAGCGATATGGCGGCGGCTTCGCTGCCGTTGATCCAGTCGTTCACGACAGGTTGGAAAAACCAAGCTGATGCTAGCCCGAATCCAGAGCCTCCGACGTCCGACCCGTTCGTGATGTTGTTGCCGCCAACATATGGCGCACCTCCGATCGTGTTGATGTCGTCGATGGGGCGGTTAGGATAAACATTTCGTCCTGCTACTGAACACCCGCTGGTAAACGTTCCGCCAAAATGTACGCAAAGTGGAGCGTTCGTTGCTGTGCTTAGAAGTGACCCGCCCAGAGCCAAGATATAATCGCTGGAAGAAAGGGCGCAGCAGAATTGCCCCATCATGGCGGCTTCGTAACGAGAGCGATTTGAGCCACTAAATACGGACGAAAATGCAAGCGCTGTGTCCGAAGCCAGCACCGCCATGTAGTGCGTATAATCGAGCGGAGAGCCGTTGGTTATATTGAGCCAGTTCTCACGCTGGATCGCCAGCCGCCATGGTTGATACGCCGGATTCCAGACCTCATTGCCATCTTCAGTAAGCACCTTGAGCGGCGCTTTCATCAAACTAAGAATAAGGGAGGCCGTTCTGGTCTTGTAAGTGTTGGTGGCCGTTATCGGAAGATTCAGCCAGAAGTTCGCGTCGGTCTGATTGGCAAGATTGATGAAATACTCATACGGCGCCATGCCCGGCGAGACGCCGCCGCCCTGTTCGATGACCCCGCCTAAAATGGCATCGTAAGCAAACGTGGAGTAGCCGGTGCCGAGCTGGTTGGAATTTATTCCACCACAGTTGTCGTTGTAGCCCTGTCCTTCGCAGTTCAAGATGAACGCTTGAGCGCCGCCGGCCTTCGTGGAAACAACGATTGCAAATGGACTTATGTAGCCTAGGCAACCGGAACAGGCATGGACAAACGCTGTGTTGAAGGTGACGTGGTAGCCATCACTTGAGATGTTAGTTATTGTCTGGACGCCACCAGCCTCGGTGGTGCCGCTCGTCAATCCATTGACATAGAGCACATTTCCGACAATGGCGGCGGACACGTTGCCCGCGTAAAGCGCCTGCGCCGCAACAGTCTGCGAAACGCTGACAGCATAAGTTCCTGTGCCACCGGCCCCCGTGCAAGCAGGCGCACAAGCAGATGAATTGGTCGTGGAGTTTCCGACAATCGTGGTGTTGGCCGCAACCGACGTTCCGGAGATAGAAAAGACCGTGTCTCCGAGCAGTACGGAGGCGCTGCCGCCCCCGTAGCTGTTGAAGGCGCTGACGGTCATCGTCGTACCAGAAATGCTGGCCGTCGTCATCTGGCTGTGCGCGATCGACGCCGAAACGCACGGACCGCCGCCGCAGTTGGTCGTGCTGTCTCCGACCGCGTTGACTAGAGTCCATCCCGGCGTCGGTCCTGTGCCGGGATTTCCCATCACGGTGTCGCCATCAGCCCATGCCCCTAGGCTCTGGTCGTTGGCGCTGTTGTTCATGTCGTCAGAAGGCGCGCAGGTAAAAATATATGGCGCCTGTCCTGACGAGCCAGCCGTGAGCGGACACGTCGGCGTAGTATTGCCCGCTCCTCCGGAACGAGCGCTCGGCACATTACGGCTGGTGAATGTGAGATGGAGGTCGGTGATCTGAGCACGATAACCAAACGTCGTCATCTTGGTAGTGTCGGAAGCGCTTGATCCCATATTTCGGAGCCAGCCGAAGCCAGCTCCCTTTATGGCTGCTACAAATTCAGGAACGAAGAACGAGCCGGAAGCCCCGCTGGTTGACATCGCAAGCGCGTATTGGGAGCAATCATCGTTCGGCGCGCCGCCGTTATTGGTGCTCCGACAAAGTATCCACTCGCCGCTGCCCGGCGCAAAAGCATAACCCGTCGGATAAAGAATGGAGAGACCGAAGCACTGCGACGTGCATTGAAACACTGCCGTGCCAGCCGTGCTGCCGTTGCACTTGAAATTCTGGTTGCTGCTGGTGAACGTGCCCGGTGTGCCGGAACCGCTGAGCGTCATTCCACCCGTGAAAGACGACACCACAAATGTCGGCGTGGTCGTATTGCCGAAAACTATCGACATGAACGGACGTGTCGCGGCGCACGACAGCGTATAGGTTGAGTTTAACCACAGACCATTAGTCTGCGAACCAATCTGCTGCGTCAGCGTCGTAATCGGATATTGGCTACCATCGACGTCGATGGAAGTATTGTTGTTTGTTGCTTGGTTTCCCCTCAGGGCATTTGTGTAAGTGATCGGCGTAAGATCCGCGCCGACACTGAGCATTACTTGGGAAATGCCGGCGGGTGGCGATAAGGGCGCTGAACCATGACGATAGCCGACCGGCAGAAAGCGAGACTCACCTTGGCCGAAAAATTTAACGGCTCCCGACAACGAAGCCTTCTGCTCAATGATTAGATGCTGGATCTGAATCGAGTAGGCCAGAAGATTATTGCGCTGCGGATTGACCGGCATCGCAAAGGAAGTCGTCGTCGCCAGTGCGACTACCACACCAGCCAGAGCTGATAAAAATCTTTTGAACATTTTTTATTAAGTTCCTGGATACCAGTATGCCCACGGATTTTCGGACCACTTCAACAGAGTGTTGAACGACAGCATGTTGCCAAAATTAAAACTATACATATACGCAGCGATGTGACCCGGAAACGCTGCCACTGCCGCAGTGTGGTTGCCTATGTTGAAGGTGCCGTCACCTGCCGAGGCTCCGACGCTGGCCAATGCAGCCTGTGTGGCCACTACTTTTCCCGTCGCCAGATTGCGAATGATTCCGTCAATTGAATTTGCACCGTTGGCATAGTTACTGAAGGCCGCAAAGTAAGGCACCCCAACCGCAAGCGCATAGCCAGCAGTCGGAAACGCTCCGGCGGTTTCCGGAAATAAAACAGGAGCAGTACTTACAAGCAAAGAGTTGCTCGTATTTGCATTTGCCGTGCTGTGGAGAGCAGCCGTGACTGTTGGGATGCTGTCCATGACGAAAATGCAACCATACGTAAAACCACCGATCGGATTCCTTGCCGAGAAACCGGAAAACTCGATCTGATCCGTGCTGGCGCCGTTGAACTTGACGCTTGGACCGATCACCGGGTCTAGAAATCCAGTCGGAGCACCAATGATCGTTCCCGGTTTGCCACCTAGAAGGTTTGTGAAATTCCCGCCTAAATTGGCCACCGCCGATATCCACGGCTGTCCAGAAACAGGATGACTCTGATTCATCCCCGGAGCCACCCCAGCCGGAAACGCAAACGGCGGCCTTTGAGCTGCAAACAGTTTGCGCGACGGCAACAGGAGGGCTGGGGCAGCAACTTGGATAAGACGACGGCGCGACAGCATTTAGTTTTGTCCTGCAATCGGAGCTAACTTTATCAAATTTCCGGTCCCGCCCAGCGCAGCGCCACAGTTATTTTGGGTCATCACCTTGAACTGAAGTGCAGGAACGTTAATCGGCCCCGGCGCTTTATAGGTGTTGGTGCTGATCGCAGCAGTGGGAAGAAAAATTATAGCATCTGGAGAGCGGACCATTTGCGCTGCTGTGGCAGTCTCGAACGTTGTTCCGTCTCCGGTTTGAAGAAACCAGATCGAGATGTTGCCGCCCGCCGTGCACGTCGCGGTGGCGCCAGAGGTGAAGAAGATTTCACCGAGTTGTGCGCCGCCTGTGTTTGAATTGTTGAACAGTCCAGAGGTGCCACCAACCGAACTGACGGCAACCGCACCATTGGCTAGCGCGTTCAATTCTATCGATTCCAGCGTCAGCAGCGCCGAGTAAAGACCATTGTTCGACGAGCCGAGATACCATTTGTGCGGCCCTGCATTCGGCGCGCAGTTTCCGTCATCTCCGGTTTGCGTGCTCATACCGACCGAGGACGGCACGTTGTTGTTGATCGAGATCGGATTGGTGCACGCCGCCAGCGCTGGCGCGGCGAACGCGATCAGCCAAAGCACGACTGCTGTTAGTGGTGCTGCGAGACGCTTGATCATAGTGATCGCTCCTTACCGGAAGATGAGAGAGAAATATTGACTGTTGCAGGCTTGCGAAAAATCCAGCTCGTTCGAGCACGAGTTCCCGCCACCACTGCCGGCGCCGAGCAGCATGATGCTTGCCGCGCGCGACTGATCGCCGCGAACCGAGCACGACGCGATCGCGATGAGAACGAGAATGATAATGCGCTTCTTCACGTATCCACTCCTCAGAATTGCATGTAGCTGATCGAACCGGCGACAGCCACCGCTGCCGTTGTAATGGCGCACAGCGCGTTTCCTGACGGCACCTTCAAGATCGTCCCCACACCGCCGCCTTTCGTAAGACCCGGATTGGACGTGCTCAGAGAATATGCCCCGCTAAGTGTGCCCTGCCCTGTAGCGCAAGCCGTTCCAGTTCCGTAAATCCATTGGAACGTGTCCACACCCGCGGCCATGAAATCTTCCGACGTGACATAGATCGACGTCGAGCCCGACAGCGCGACGATCTGGGTTGTAGTCGCCGTCGAGATGCTGATCGGCGCAGACAGGCTGTCCTGCGACAAAGTCTGGCGCCCCACGCCAGTTCCGGTCTGACCTTGGCCGGTTGCCGTAGCCGTTCCAGCCGTCTGGGCATTGTTGGTCTGCACCACAACGCTGGGCGCCGAGCCCGCCAGCGTCGCGGTATCGGTGGCAACGGTGACTCGAGGAACTGTGGCTCCCTGCGCTCCGGTACCGGTGGCCACCGCGGCGTTGCCGACCATCAGGTTGGCAAAGAGACCGTTCGTGGCACTCAGGACCGCGTTGCCTTGCAGGAGGTTGGAGAAGATGCCGTTGGTCGCTGACAAGGCCGAGCCGCCTTGCGTGAGACCAGCCGTCCACGTGCCCGATTGCGTGGCTGCAACCGTGCCTGTGATCGTGGTCGACGTCAGCGTCACGGCAAGACCGGAGACACCCGCCGCAACCAGCAATTCACCGCGCGAACTGAATAGCAGCGCAGCCTGTTGCGTGTTCGTCATTGTCGGCTGCGCCGAAAGATACTGACCGCCGACCGTGAGCGCGCTGGTCGACGCCGCCGTCGCCGCATTGAGCGGACCCGTAACCTGCGGGATCGGCCCCTTGATATCGTCGTCAAGCTGGCCGAGACAGCCGATGATGGTATTCCCTGCAACCGAGCAGGTATGCGCCGAGGTGATCGTTCCCTCGACGACGTTGGCGCCGTTGGCGAGCGAGCCCGCTGCGAACGCACCGGACGCGAACGCGCCCGACGCATAGGCGCCCGAAGCGATCGAGCCCGACGCATAGGCGCCGCTCGCCACCGCACCGGACACCATCGTGACAGCACCGCCCCCACCGCCCACCTTGACGTTGACTAGCAGGTTGCCCGCGGCATCCATCTGGAACGGCGAGAAGTTCCCGGACGTGATCGTGGCCGGCGTCGTGTTGAACTGGCCACCGACTAGAACTGAGCTGAATGTGCCCGTCGCGTTCTGGCCAGCGAAATCGAGCAGCGCGCCGGCATTGCCGACGATCCGATCGCTCCACGTGCCAGATTGCGTGACTGGAATGGCGCTCTGGTTGCTGGCGATCGCAACCGAGACGCTATTGGCCATCGTGACTTGGCCGTTTGGATTGACGCTATTCGGCGAGATCGATACGACGATCGCCGTGTCGGTAGCCAACGGCGGCGTGCTCCCGAGCTTGATTGCCGCCCCGACGACGTTCTGACCAGCCGCGCCCGTGACTGTACCGCCGAACACGACCGGGGGATTGGCGTTCGCAACGCCCACTGCCGTGGGACCAAAGACCGCCCCCCCGCCGCCGCCGCCGCCGGTGCATCCAGAGATACAAGCGACATTCAGGGCATTCGTGGTCGAGGCTATGACGTTCCCGGAGCCGTCGACGATCTGGGTTTTTGCCGCGCCGCTGGTTTGCAAGGTGGCCGTGGCCGCGCCCGTGGGAAGGCTGATAGTTCCTGTGATGTTGTTGATGTTGTTCGTGGCGCCGGTGAGCTGGACGCCAAAGGTACCCGTTCCGACGACGGTCGCATTGAGGGCCGCCGCCGTGGCCTGCGTCACAGCGAACGAGCTGTTGCCGATCGAACCGCCGGCCTGAAATGGCGTTCCAAGCGCTGCTATGATAGTCGCCTGATTGGCCGCCGTGCCGGCTCCCCCCAAGGTGCCAAGGTTGACCGTAGGCGTTGCCGCGAAGGCAGGGAGCGTCCCCAAGATGCCAAAGGCCGTATTGGCGATGCTGCCACCGGCTTGGAACGGCGTGCCCAGCGCCGTCTGGATCGCCGCCAGCGTGGTCTGTGTCGCGACCCCCGCGATGGTCCCCAGATTGACGGTTGGCGTCGCAGCAAACGCAGGCAGCGTGCCCGTGATGCCAAACCCGGTATTGGTGATCGAGCCGATCGCGTTGGTGCCCGCAGCGAGCCCAATCGACCAAGCGCCAGACTGCGCGGCCGGGAATGTGCCGCCAGCGCCGGTAACAAGCAGCGCCGAGCCGTTCGAACCGGTATTGGCGAGAGAGACCTGAAGCGGGGCCGCCGATACGCCGACTTCCGCTCCCGCCGCGTTGCGCAGGTTCATCATGACAGCGCGGAATTCCGTCAACTGCACCATGCCCTGATCGCCAGCCGTCAGGGGATTTGCCGTCACCGTCGTCTGATAGAAACCGCCCGCGCCAGCGAACAGCGAAGCGCCGGCCGCGAACAGCGCACCATCCGCCGTGCTCACGCCCGAACCCGAGCAGTTCGAGCACTGGATATTCAGGTTGCCGCCGGTACCGGTGAGCGGAACAAGATTGCCGCCCTGCAACATACCGACGTAGGTGGCCGAGCCCGGCGCCAGCGTGGCCACCGCTCCAACGGACGCATTCGGAGCCGCGCCGCAGCCCGTGCCGCAATTGAATGTCGGGGTGGCCGCAAATGCCGGGAGCGTGCCGCCGAGACTGACAGTGCCGCTGACCGGTTGCGTTACCGCAGATCCGTCGACCATGAGGCCATTGGCGGTCGCGACCAATCCCGTCAGGACGCCGCCGACGCTGGCGCCGAGATAGGTGGCAGAGGCCGGCACCGCGATCGAGGTGAGCGCAACCGACGCATTCGATCCGTTGCAACCGCTGACGCAATTGACATTCGGCGTGCCCGCAACCGAGACAGGAAGGGTGACCGAAGCCTTGATGCTTACCCATTCTCCATTGGTGACGTCGCCGAGCTGCGGCTGAAAATTACCCGACACATCCTTGAAGCCGCCCGGCGTGCCGAAATTTCCGATCGGGCTTGCGAAGGTGGCCGAGACGCCAGTGCCGCTGCAATTCGAGCATGTGATGCTGCCGGTGACTGCAAACGTAGCTCCCGCGCCGGGCGAGACAAAGATCGGATTGGCCGACACACCCATCGGGTTGCCAGTCTGATCCTGAATGACGTTAGCCGCGCATATGACGCTGTTCGAGCAATTGAACCCATGCAGTTGGCGCGGGATCTTGTAGGCGTCGAGGAACGAATAATTAGGGAACGTGGCCTGTTGAGCCAGAGCTGGGGAAAGGCCAACGAGCGACAGCGACCAGATCGCCAATGCCAAGAGAGCTTTTTTCATCGCTCGAATTCCCCAAAGGAAAGTGTCAGCCGCCGATCAGCGGTATGTACTGCGAATTTTCTGCATCCGAAAAATCAAGGTCAGGATCTTCTTCGCCTCGTATCCGCAGGTAAACGATTTCCACGAAGATACGGCCCTGCGCCGTCGTCGCATTGTTCATCAGAGCATACACTGATCCGATTGCTCCGACCGACAACCAGACGGAAACAAACGGATTATTTATTGCCTTGTTACCTATCACCAAACCTTCATCCGGAGGTTCGATCTGATCCCACGTCGAAGTCACGATCGTGTCGCCCGCCGCCGCCGGTGGCACAGCAAGCCGTATCGAATAATCGATACCGAAGTCGAGTTTTTCGATCGAATTCTTTGCTGGCCATTCAAGCAGTTGGCGCCCGCGACCGGGGGTAACGATTCGCGAAAATCCTGCCGGCAGAATAACCCGCTGTGAATTAACGCCGACCATGACCGTTCACGCCCTATTTATAATATGACACGTTGAGGACAGCGGTTGCCGACTGCTGGATGAATTGCAGCGCGGCCAGATTGGCGAGGGGAATCGGCGCAGCTCCAGCCGTGATCTGCATCCCGATCGTCGCAGTTGGCGCTGTCCCGTCATCGCGATAATTCACATTTGCGCCCGTGCACATCACCAAGGCATAGGTCGCGCCCGCCGGCACTGTAAACGCCGCCGCCACTGTCAATGCCGTGATCTGCTGGAATCCCAACGGCTTGCCTGACGGGATGATCGTGACCGGCGTCGACGCACCAGCCTGCACAAGTTGGTTTGCCATTATCTATTTTCCCTCATGTGATCCCGAACAGAGTCGGTCCCCACTTCTGTGCGATCGACAGATAGCGTCGGCCCCATGGCGTCTTCATGTTTTGCAGATCCGACAGCGAGAGCTGCGCGAGCGAATCAGGAACGACCATCGACTCGCTTGTTCCCTCATCGCTCGCGGACGATATCACGCCTGAGACGAAACCGTTGACGTTGAATTTTCTTCGCAGATACGCAAAGACAGGCAGCCTGTCCTTACCGATGGTCCCATAAAACGGCGGCGGATTGCCGAACGCATCACCGATGTCAGGCGCATAATTGATCAGGATATCCGCTGCCAGATTGTAGACCGCCTGATGATAAAGGAACGGCACAGCACACCTGATGAAGCCGTTCACCGTTTCCCGCGCCGAGTGAAAAGCAAAGAACACCACCGGCGAGGTTGGTGGCAACTGTGCCGGAGTGATCTGCATAAAACCGTAGACGAATTGAAGGAATCCATCGACGGTCGGCGGGGGAACGATGAACGGCGGATCATTATCCATCAGCGCGGTCCCTCGAACGACTCGAGAAACAGGCCCTCTCGATAGGCGCCATTGTGCAGGACATAATGCCGCGCGCCCCACTTGATGACGTCTGGAGGCCCGCCGGGCGGCAGCCTGATCGTTGTGACGCGCTCCCCTGACTTGGTGAACAACTGCACGTCGCCTCTATTTTCAGGACGCTTCATTTCCTGCTGTGGCATGTCAAATCCCGTGATGTTCCAAACCTCGCCTTTTTCATCTGCCCACTGGCCCACGGCGCGCTACCCCTTTCGCCGCTTCGACGGCCGAGCCGTCCCGGTGTCGATCTCGGTGCGATAGCCATCTGCCCATGCGCCATCTTCATCCTGCACCGAAAACTCCGTCTTTCGAATGTTGGGAAGATCGTACTTCTGATTATCGCGCACCATCCGGTTGGTCTCGACGATCGCCGCCACCTTGCGCATTTCCTGCCCGCGCAGCACAAGCACGTTCTGGTTGGCGTGAAAAAGCTTTTCGATTTTCGACGAGCTGATTTCCTTGCCGACCTGATAGCAAAGCCCGCGGAACATCGTGCTCCCTTGGTCGATCGTGTCTACCGACGTCAGGCCGTACTTTTCGCCCTGATGAACGATCGCCGCGACCTCATCCGGTGTAAGATCGCCGCTGATTTTGATCTGCTCGCCCATGGGAATGATTTCGTGCAGGGCACTCTTTTTCTCCGGAAGCCGGTAATAGAAATCCCAATGCTGTCCCGTAGCGTTTCCAAGATATAGATCCATCGTGCCTTCTCCTGTTGATGGTGGTGCCCGGCATTCCACCGGGCGGCGTCCTTAGCGTCCGCTGCATCATTCCTTTATAAACGAAACGCGGCAGCCGTGAAGCTACCGCGCTGCGTTCCTCCGCCGATATTCAAAAACTCAAAACTTGATGTTGAAGCCGGGACCGCCGCCGCCCTGAAGATGCTGCTCGATATGCTCCAAGCGCGCTTTAAGCTGCTCGATCTCCCCCAGCGCTGTTTCCAGCGCCGTCTGTAGCTCTTGCACGACGGCCGGTAGATTTGAATTTAATGGTGTCGCCATGTTGTTTTCCTTTTCGTCGCGACTCTCGCGCAAGCCACACATCAAGATCAAGGTTGCTCTGGGCTTTCGTTATAGCAGCAAGTAGCTGAAACGTCAGCTATATTGCATCGATATCACTTGGACTGCCTCACCACGGAGTCCCCATCCACTCGTAATCCTCATCTCGGACACGACGTCGACGGCGCCACCGGGCAGAGGCGCGGTCAGTTCGCGCGGCGCGACCATGTCGCAGAGCTGCAAGACGCAAGCGTCTAGCCCCGGAGCGATGTTAGCGAATTCGTTGGTGTTCCAGTTCGTTGTCGGCTGCGGATTCTCGACTTCCGGCATGACGAGCAAGACCGCATCAAGGCCACCGGCGCCCTTGCCGATCAGCGTGTCGTCATAGGCCCAGATGATCTCGTCACCGTTCAAGCCACCGACGCCCTCGACCACGCCAGCGGTTGACTGCGAACCGGCGCCTGCGCGCTGATACTGCGTGAGCTGGACGACGTTGTACTCGAACTGGCCGAGCGTGCGCTGCGATCCGAGGATCGTGAATTTGCGGCCGATGCCGAGCTGGTTGGTGCGAGTCTTCATCGCGAGCAACTGGCTGATGACGAAGAACGCCATCTCGCCGTTGTCATAGGTGATGACGGTATCGTTGCCGTAACTGTCCGGCGGTAGGTTGATCGCGACGGCGCCTGCCGTATTCAGCAGGCCCTCGCCGTTGGCCGGGTTCATGCCGTAGAGCAGCGCGGATCGAGTGAGCTGGAAATGCCCCTGACGCATACCTAGGCGATAGGCTTGTTCGATCGCCATGCCGCGACGCGCCATCGCCGCTGAATCGTGATGATCCCATTCGGCACGAACCCGCAGCAGGTAGGTCGCCGTCTGGATGTATGAAAGGAAAATGCCGATCGACGGGAGCTGGTTATAGGCGCTCTGTCCCGCCGCCATCTTGGTGCGAACATCGGCGCGATTGATGTAGCAGGCCAGATCGCCTTCACCTAGCCTCACCATCAGGTCGCCGCTTGGAAGTGTCTTGAAGGCGCCCGAAGCTTGGCTATAGGGCAGCAACACTTCCGGAAGCGTGAGCGACGGATTGAGCGTGATAAAGGCCGGTGCAATTACGGGCATTTGTTCGTCTCCGGTATGGGCTCAATCGTCTGATGATGAGCGGGTGATGGCGTCTGTCGGTTTGAGGTTGCGGGAAACGCGATCAGATCTTGATGAGCGCGCAGGCACCATTGCGGTTGAAAATGTAAGCGCCGGCCGAATTGAGCTGGACCGTCATGCAGTTCGTCGCCTTCACGTCGAGCACTTGGACCGGAAGGATGCCGCCGCCAGCGACGAGCGTGCCGAACACTGTGCCGGCGCCGGGCGTCGACGCGAGCGGATTGGCTGTGACAATGGTCGAGCCCGTGGTGCCGGCGAGCGTGAGGAAGGTGCCGTTGTAGGCGGCCGGGGTGATACCCGAGAAGGTGACGTATTCTCCGACGCCGATGCCATGCGCTGACGTCGTGGTGTAGGTCGACTGGCCACCGGCGGTCGCAGCCCACGTCGCCGCTGTGATGACGTTCGCGTTATATATCGCCTGACCTGCGATAAGCTTCTGGCCGCCAAAATCCCAGCTCACTTGCGAAGTGATGATATTGCCCTGCAAGTCGATCAGGGCCGGGTCCATCGCAACCGCGATGCGAGCCCCACATCCGAGTCGATAGCCGTGGACACTCATTCCCGAAAGCGCGACGGGCACTTCCTGCGTTGCCGACTGGATCATGGAGTGATCCTGATCGAATACGCTGAAACCAACGAGGTTGAAATTTCCGGGAGTGCCTGTTCCGGGATAGAGCCCTGTTGCGCGGCCGAGGATATTGCCGAGCACCGAACCGGGACCGTTCGCCAGCCCGCCGATCTGCTCATAGATGCCGACACCACCGTACATCGGGAGCGTTTCGGTTACGGCCAGCACGCCGCCGAACAGTTCGTGGCGAATGGCGGGATCGTCCATCGCCTGACCTTGGATGTAGCCGGTGCTCTCGACATTGAACGAGCCACTGGCATTCGTCGTGACGATCGGGTTGTAGCTGAGAGAACCTACCATGGCCCAGAGTTCCTTGCGTGAGTGCGACGATCGTCGCGATTATGCCAGATCCTAAAAAAGAAAAGACGCCCGCGCGCCGCCCTTAGTGTTGGGTCGGCATGCGGGTACCGATGAAGTTGACGTTGCGGTGTGGGCGCGACATCTGCGCGAAGATCGTGCCCTTGCCGACGAACCGTGTGATCTTGTGGCCGCCCGGTGCGGTTTCCTTGATCTCGCGATGCTGGAATGGCTGCGCATCTGTCGGGTCCATCGCCGCCTTGAAGGCGTCTGCCCGAATGCCGTCGAGCGCGATCGTGAAGCCCTTGGCATCGGCAGCGATCACCGCCAGATCGACATCCTTCCACGTTTTTGAGTGGGGCTGAAGCTTGCGGGCAAGCCGAATGTTGTAGGCGACAATATCCTCGCCGGACATCGGCGGATCTGCGCTGTCATTCATGGCGCGCAGCACGACGTCGGCTTTCGCCTGTGCATCTGCGAAGGCATCGCGATCGGCCTGCGTCATCTTGCGCGGCTGCATCGAGGTGACCATCGCCTGAAGCTTTTCGAATTCAGAGCGAGGAACGCTGTCAGCCTTGGCTGCATCAGCCTTCTCTTTCTCTTTTTCCTTGTCCTCGGCATCCTTCTTGGCAGCATCAGCCTTTTCTTTTTCCTTCTCTTTTTCCTCAGCGTCCTTGCGCTTCTTGTCGGCTGCCGTCTCCTCGGCTCCCTCGCCGTCTTTCTTGGCGCCGTCCTTCTTGGCCGCGTCTTTCTTCTTCTCCTCCTCCTCCTTTTCGGAATCGGACTTGGCGGCGTCCTTTTTCTTTTCTTCTTCCTTCTCTGCGTCGCGCTTCGCCGAGTCGGACTTCACCGCGTCCATCACAGCATCGTACTTCGAATCCATTTTCTGACAGTGCGAGGCCATGTCCTGACGGAGACCATCCGCCATCTTCTTGAACGAATCCATGATGGCGTCCATCACACCATTTGCGTGCGAACCAACACCGGCCTCATCAGCAGCCTTCTTATCGGCATCCGCCTTCTTCTCTGCTTCGGTTTTTTCGGCCACGCTGGAATCTCCTCTGATGATGTGATCGCTGCTAATTCCGGCGGGCTCCCCGCCTTTGTCCCAAACACCCTGCTGGCAGATCGCGACATGATCTAGCAAACCGGGGTCGCCTTCAATGAGTAACAAGCTCTTGTCGGGAAGTGCTACGGACTGATTTACACTGAGTTTCGTGAAAACAACAGTGGGACTTGTGGACAGCACGCCTTTTTCCATCTCGGCGTTGGCCTCGTCGTCATAGATCTTGGCCACCGCCCAGACTTCATCTTCGTCGATGTAGGGCACAAAAACGGTGCCGACGATCCGCTTGGCGAACTCTTTTGACGTCAGCTTCGCCTTAGCCGGGTGCAGCCAGATAACCGGCAGCCCGTTGCATCGATCGAGGAAATCCTGATTGAGATAGTGCTCTGGCGGCCGATAGACGTGCTCGTCATAGACGATCGTCTTGCCGTCGTCGTCCTTTCGCTTCTGCGCCTTGCGGAATGACCGGCCCGTACCCGTGATCCGCATCGTCCACATCGTCATGTTGATGTAGCGCTGCGGCGACATTAGCTCGCCCGCGGCCATCGCGCGCGCGATCCCCAGCTCATTCATCGTCAGCTTGTCGAGCGCGATCTGACAGCCGGGATGCAGCGGTTGCGGCGCGTCGCCGATCGACGACCACACGAAGCCGTCATGCTCCTCATTCAGCTTAGGTGTGAACTGGACCGGGACGCGGACAAGGAACGTCGTGAAATCAACCATAGGCGGAGGCGGCAGCTCGACCACGTCAGGAACAAGCGACGCCGGCTTTTCAGCTACATCCTCCAACACCGGCTTGATGCGCCTTGCGTGCAGACGCAGCGCCGCTGGCTTTACCTTGTATCCGGTCTCCTCCTCGACCTCGCGGATTGCCGCACCATCGGCGTCCTCGCCATCCTCGATTTTTCCACCGGGAAACGCCCAACGGCCGATCTGGTCGCCGTCAGCGCGGCGCAGGAATAAGGCTTTGCCCTCGGGATCGAGGAACAGGATGCCGGCGGCGCGAATCACATTATCGGTCATCGTCAGTCGCTCGCGCTCACGTTGGCCGGGATAGGCGGCATCGCCACGATATCAGATCGCTTATGCCAACTGTCAGAGCAAAACTGGATTTGTCCATCGGTGATGATGTAGTGGCACGTGCCGTCTATCGGATGGCCGTCCTCGTCGCGATGCCATTCTCCGTTCCACTTGCCGTCGACCACAACCAAGCGTTTGCCGGAATGCTTGAAACTCGGCGTGAACGTCGGCTTGTCGACGTCGCCGTTCCATTTCCAGCCGAAGCCATCGAACACCGGATGCAGCACCTCGCACGCTGGGCACCAATGAAACATCCGGTTGCCGTTGCGCTCTAGGATTGGGCTCAAACGCTCGACCGCCATTTTAAGTCATGCTCCCCGGCATAAAACATCGAACCTGCGGCCTACCGTCGATCCAGATGGGCCAGACGATTGTCCGTCCGTCGAGATTGGGAACGGTGATCAGGGCATCGTCAGGAACGTCAACCCACTCCCGCAGCATGAACACACGGTAATGGCCGCGCTTTACCTCCCAATCGGCATCCTTGACCACATCCCCGTCAGCGTCAGCGCAGCAGCGCCCTTTGCCCGATTGCAGGCCCTCAAACCACGCATGAAGCGGCGATTGCGAATGGCCGTCGCCTTCCTTGGCAAACGAAGCTGCAACCCCCGAGAGGATGATCCAGCAAATTGAGATGGCTCTCGACGAGATCATGAAAGGTCATAGCCTTCCGAGCAGCAGCAGGACGAGCAAGATCACAACGATAAGGCCGAGGCCGCCGCCGCCATAATAACCGCTTCCGTAGAACGGTCCACCGCCGACGCCCGTGAATCCGCCGAGCAACGCGATAACAAGGATGATCAAGATAATTGTCCCGAGCGACATGGTCTTTACTCCTTTGCGTCGCAGCCCTTGCAGATCGATGGAGGGCCGGGCTCCATCGGAGGATCTGCCTCCGAGCAGTCGGTAACACCCCCGACATAGTAGCAGCCCTTGCGCGCGGGGACCATTTCAACAATGGGTGGCTTGCCCCCTAGTAAAAAGAATGGTGGCCCGCTCCTATGCCCTGCAAGGGAAAACCAAACTCGGCCAATCCCAGCAGCACGATCAAAATGAGGATAAGCGCATCGTTGGCCCAACCATATTGCCACGTCGGGCCTCGCCGATAGCCTATGACGCTAAGAATGACGATGACGATAAAAATGCCCCAGAAGATGTATCCAAGCGGCATGGCGCACTCCTCATGAAGCCAGTTCGACTCTCACGCGATCCAACTCAGCTTTACCCTTAACGGTGAGCATGTCCGGCGGCAAGTCCCGCAATGCGTAAATCCAAACCATGTAGCAGCGGCAGAACGGTTCCTCTCCAACCTTTGTTACCTTGTCGTACCAGCCGGCGCCGACGGGTTTGACTAAACCTTTCTCGGTCGCCCACGTATCGCGCAGCAAATAGATTTCCTGATCTCGTTCCTTGTGATCCTCGCGATAATCGTACCCCGGCTGTTTCCAATGCGAGCGCCAGCGTCCCGCGATCGCTTGCCCGCCAATGGCTACCACCTCCGAAATTGACGCTGTCAGCTTGTGACCTTGATCGATAAAAACTCGCCGTTCCTCAAAGGATAGCGACGTTATCGATCGGCGAATCTTATCCTTGAGGCCAGCCTTGTTGCCCTGAGACGTCCCGCCCTTCGGCACCGACGTAGCCCAGCCAGAGAAGCGAGACATCATGGTGTCGATCGTTGTCTTGCGCTTGCGCTTGATCAGATCTGCCGACGCCATGATGCGCTGATCGAGGATCTTACGAAGCTCCGGTCGCAGCTTGTCGACAGTGAATGTGCTGATGCCGGGATGCTTACTATAGATCTGGCCCTTGTCGATCAGGCGCTCGTAAATCTGCGCCAGTCCGTCGCGCAGCATCTTGTCCATCTCGGCTTCCGGCAGGAGCGAAGCCCTAGCCGACGTCGCCAGCTTTTCTTCCCATCTGCGCACGCGACCAATTTCGTCAAAGCCGTGATCGAGGATATCGACCACGGCCTGAGTCACGACGCGATAGAATGTGCTCTTGTCAGCCATGCTGATCTTGGCCGCTCTCCTGAGGCCCATCAGCCTTTTCGATTAGCGTGTAGCTTTCGAGGAACGCCTTGCGCGACGAGAACGACCGATAGCCGTCGTCATAGATCACATAGAAGTCGCCCTGCTTCGGCGTGTAGCGCGCGAGCATCTTAGGGTCGATCTGCTGCGAAGGATATTTCGCATCCATGAAATGCAGGAGACCATCTGCCATGCCCATGATCTCCAGCGCGCGCACCGTCTTGTGTGACTTGTAGAGCGGGACTTCCTTGTTGATGTTGAGCGTGGGGAAGCCGTTTGAAGTCTCGATATTATCGTCGGTCATGTTTCAACCTTTCCTCGTTGATTTCGTTGCTCTTGGGAACGTTTCTGACGGATTCTCTCGTTGGTGTTGATGCGGCTGGCCTGCAACGCATATTCCCGCGCACGTCTGTTGAAATCGGTCTCTGGCGGAATTAACCCGACCAGCTCCAAAATCTCTCGCTTCACGACCTTGTAATTATTTTTATGCCTCATGCTGCATTTGGCCTGCGATCTGGCGCGATGATCGGCGAGTTTGGCGTCTTGCCGCTGCCTGTATATTGCGCCAGCGAATCCCTGTAGGCTGCGAGCGCGTCGGTCCTCGGTTTGAACGAGCCTTCGATGTTCTTCGTCTCGGCCTGTTTTCCCTCCATCTCCAACTGCTTCTCAGGCGGCACATAATTGACCAGAGCGTCGAAATCCAGATCGAGCCGCACGCCGAACATCAGCTTTTGATTGTTGAAGATATCCTGCAACCATTCGAGCAGCTTGGCCTTGTTGTCCGGATCGGCCATCGGCGCCATCATCTCGAAGGCCGCCAGCACCGCGCGGAAGCGAACGTCCTCGACTTGGATCTTCTCGCTGTCGGGCTCTGTCAGGAGGTTAGGCCACGTCGCCTTCATGTTGTTGGTGACGTCGTAAAACCACGTCTGATATTTGACGCCTCCAAACTCATCCGGAAACTCGCTCTTGATCGTATCGAAAAACTCCTCGTTGAATGCGCGGCGTTGGATGATCGGGTCCATAAACGCATAGGTTGGCGCCATGTCGTCGCGAATGCGTGTGATGAAGCGAGACTCGGCTGCCGCGTCCTCCGTGCCCTCGCCAAACCCCTCTGCGAAAGTCTCATGGTTCAACATGCGAGCTGGCATCGGCACAGCCGTGGCAATGTTTTGCAGGACGTTCTTTCGCGACTCGGACATAGCGGTGTTGACGTTAGTGAGGTCGATCCCCTTGATATCCTCATCCTTCTCGACGCTGATGACGTTCTCGGTGGCCGCCTGCTTGATCATGGCGCGCTTGATGCCGGCCATCAGCAGCATCGCCCGATCGATAATCGATCCTGCCGACTTCAGCACCGCGACGATGATGCCGGCTTTCTTCGTAACCATGTCGTCGGTGATCATGGACTGGACGAAAGACTTCAGCGGGAACAGCGCGCGCTGGTAGGCCGATCGGCCGACGTAACCGTAAGCGCTGGCCGTGTACTCGATATAGATCGGGCTTTCGTTCATAACCACGATCGCGCGCGAGCGATGATACGACACCCCATTGATCGCTATGTTGTCGACCTTCTGGAAGTCGGTTGCATTGGGGCGCTGATTAAGGACGAGGCTTCCGGCGGTATTGAGAGGATCGAGCACATTCCAGCTAATCGACAATTTGGCAAGTCGATCGAACGGCATAGGCTCAGAGGGCAGGAAATCGTCACTGACGACGCACAGCGTAGAGATGCCATACACTCTCGCCAGTACATGAGTGTTGAAGATATTTCTGTCGGCATTGTCGGACGTCCACTGCTTGTTCCATTGCTCCTTTAGCCGCTGCTCGATGCCGGGATGCTTTGGGAACGCGATCTCCCGCGGCTGGCTCATCGCGATGCGAATCGGCTCCTCGACGATCTTGGCGCCGAGCGGGTGGAACACGTAGATGGTTTTGCAGATCTGGTAACTGGCGGGAGCGCCGGGGACTATCTCAGGGGCCATAAGCAGCCCTTGGAGCGACTGGCCTAGCGTGCTGCCGTTGATGATGACTTCGGCCACTTGTTACCCCGTCGCGAGAAGCTACAGGGCAGCCTTATCATCACCGGGCGCTTTCGTCACTATCGACTTAACATGATCTCTCGGAACAAGCTTTTGTGCTTTTGCATGGAGCGAGGCAATCTGATCTTCGCCGGTTTCAATCCACGTCCGCGCTGATAACGATCCCAAGCTTTCATCCATGGCCTGCGGAGAGCACGCAATCGATGCAGTGTGCGTGCTAATGCTTTTCGGCATCGTCCCGGCGCCAACCCTCAAGCCGCTCGCGCAATTCATCTATGTTCATGTGTCGCTCCCAGCGCGCATCTAATTCCGTCCATCGCAGCTTTGCCGCACGCGCAGACGCCGGACCAATCGGTGCAGTCTCTCCCGCTGTCACGCACGGCATTTCCGCCTATCGCCGCGTTGGCGGCCACGAAAGAGACCGATGCTGCGCCGGGATGCTCTGCGTGGGCAACTATGTCACTGGCCTTCGGAGTTTCCGAGGGCGATGGCGAGTCCGTAGCAATATGCGTCCAGAAGGTCATCTGCTCGCCGACTGGCATCTTTGTCACCGATTCTAAAGCCTGTAACCTGCGTCAACAGATGGTTGCGCGTCTCGCGCTTGAAAGTAACGGTCTTGTCATAGGCTAGTTGGCTGGTTTTTACAAGGCCGCGATAATGATAACTTGAGACCGAAATGGCTCTTTCGTCCTTACCGGCCGCCGTCAGGGTTGATTCGATCTCGTTGACGTTCCAGCCACGATTGCGGCCCTGCTGCAGCAGGATAGAACCGGAACCTTTATCCTCGATCCATGCGCCAACGCTGCCCTGCCGGGCGCCGCATTCCTTCGCATAGTGCTCCAGCATGTCGAACACCACAGGCATCCAGAGCTCTAGTGTGGCGCCCTCAACCTGAATGATGTCCCAATCGAGAACGGTCAGAGGATGCTGCGCTGTGCTATTGAGCGCGAAATAGATCACCGCCGTGCCATCGTGCTCGGCGCCATCCTTGACGGCGGTGTCGATCACAGCGAACACGGTATCGCACGGCTTGACGCCAGCGATCGGCTTACCTTCCACCATCCACTTCGCTGGATCAAAGAACGCCTTGCCTGCCCAATCGACGAACTCGGCCTCGTACTCTTGCGCATAAACCAGAGGATCGTTGTCGCGCCGCAGGTCCTCAAGATACGTCGTGCGATTGAGAATCCATTGCATTCGGCTTTCGCCCGGCATCCGCTTGGGCAACCGATCGTTGTCGACCGTCTTGGCGTGATACTCAATGAAGCTGTACTGCGGATCGGTGCAGATCTTGTAAAAGAAATTGTCTGGATTCTTGCCGGCGCTATTCGAGCAGACCAGCGCTTCACCGCGGAAGTCGAACAGCGTTGGCTTGATCGACTTTTCCCAGATGTCCATCATCGAACCATCGGTGGTGTTGTCACCATCCTTTGCGAACGCTGCCTCGTCGATCACGATGCGCTGATAGCGGCGCGATCGCCCGGCCATGTGATTTTCCAATGTCCAGAAGTCTAGGCGCCCGCCGCTCCATGATCTCATGACCGCTGCGCCCTTGCTGCCACCGTCGACGATCGGCGCAAATGCTCCGCGCATTTCTGTGTAGGCCTCCGACCACGTCTTATGCTGCGGAGCGAACCAGCCGCACTCCATGCCGTTGGCGAGCCCGTCACCGATCCACAGCTTTGCATAGTCGGTCTTGCCCCAGCGCCGGCCGCAACGCAGCGCTTTGAAGCGATGCCCCGCCAGCGCGTGCCATGCCGCAGACTGCCCCTTATGCAGTGTCGGGAGCGACAGCCTAACTTGGATCTCTTTGTCGCCGGGATGCCTGTGCTCGCGCTCGTCGTCCAGAATTACAACGTCGCCCATGGGAATACTCCTCTAGCCACGGCATCATTTCTATAAAAATGGCGAAGCTTCTGTTCCATCCTAAACCGCGCGCCGTGCTTCACCCCGGCAGCATTGAACAGTCTGCTCAAGATCACGCGATGCCGATCGGTGTGTTTGCTGATCTCACGCAACGTGGCGCCGTCCATATAGAGCTGGATCGCTTCGGCGCGCTGCTCGTCGGTCATGTGCCGGCGCCCCGTCGTAAGCTTGGCGATCTTCCTCCGCTTCATTTGCCAGAGCACTCCGGACAGAGCCAGATGCGACCTTGCGGCCCGTTGCGCTCAAGCCAGCCGGCAAGCATCGCTAGGTTGTGGGCCCCTATGTAACCGTTTGGATCGGAAAAGATCTTGTGCCCATGGCAGAACATCTTCGAGCGATCGTCGCAATCCAGCTCCACTTGTATCGGAAGCCGGCCAGCTCGATCGGGGGCCAAGGGCATACTATGCGTGATCGAGATGCCCACGGGAGCGCTTACCTAAACCAAAGCCATGTGCCCAGCCCGATCCCTATTGCCACGGCAAAGGCAGAGAGCACAAAACCAATAAGAAATCCCTCCAAAGCAGCACGGTCCATCACTTCTTGTCCCATGGTGTTGGCGGTAGCGTGACAGGCTTCGGAGCGAATCCGCCTCGGCGTTTGTCAATTGTGTATCTCGTACCTGTCCTAGACGACGCCTGCCGCATGATCATAAGCTTTTGCTGCTCTCTGGCGGTAAGCGGTGGATCGCCTTTCTTCTGGATCGTCATCGTGGCCACCGCCTTGATACCATGCCGGGCTTGAACGCCTTCAACAGATCGACCATGGCAGATCTCCCATCTTCATCGCTGAAATAGAGCACAGCCGCGTCGACCCCGGCTTAAAGTGATTGACAAAAATACGTTCGATGAGAGCAGTGTATCGGTTCTCGACAGTCTCTCCCTTAGCCATGGAGTTCTCCCAAGGCATGCAGGCGAGCCGCTTCCGTCTCTTGCTGAGTTCGCTTGCGAGCACCACTCTTCCGATCTCGCCTTCCGTTCGGAGCAGCCACTCCGAAGTAGCTCGCCGCTTGCGACATCTCGATAGAAAGTAGAGCTACGTCCCCGAGCTCGACCGCCTTTCTAGGGCGGCTCGGCCTGTAGCCAAGTCCCCTAACTATTTCGCTCGCAATTGCCCGAGCTAAAGCGGGAGGGACGGCGTTGCCGATCTGTCGCGCTCCATGCCACTTGGTCGAATGCAGTCGAAACCAATCGGGAAAGCCGTGCAGTCGCGCCATCTCACGCACAGTGATGCAGCGCGGGTATTTGTAGTGTATCGGTCGCGGGCTTGTAAAAGCACCTCGGGCTCCGTCAGTGCCGGCCCTAAGCGTGTTCGAGAGACCTTTTGCCGGCAGACGGAAGAACCTGGAAATCGGTTCTACCGAACCCGGCTCGGTGCGGTCGAACCTCTGTTGGGAAATCACCGAGTGTCCGGTTCGCCAAGACGAGGTCAAAACGGACGGGTCCCAGTTTCTCACGTATCCATAGTGCCATGCATCGTTCGTTAGGCACCGCAATTCTCTGGCGTAGGTTGATGGCTTATTCCACTTTGTGGGTCGCATGCTATCGCCCCGCTCTAGCGCCGCGTATTTATCGGCGTTCGGTAAATCACCAAGAGCGTCGGCGCATGTCGGGCCATGTGGCAAATCCAGCGCGGGTTCGTCGGCGGCACTTGTCGTTCGCCGAGGGTACTCGGGCAGCCGCACGCCTTTCTTAGCACCGACCAAAATCAAGCGTTCACGATGTTGCGGAACGCCGAAGTGCGCAGCGTCAAACACCTGCCACGGCAGCCGGACAACATAGCCGGCTTCTGCAAACGCAGCGACAAGCTCGTCCAAGAAGGCGCGGTGCCGCCCGACCGTCAGGCCCTTTACGTTCTCGAAGACAAATGTCTGAGCGCGCAATTCGCGCACGAGCCGCACAAATTCCAGAACAAGCGAATTGCGCGGATCATCAAGGACGCGATGACCGATCAACGAGAAGCCCTGACATGGAGGTCCACCGAACACGCAATCAACTTGCTGATTGCCAATTCCGGCGGCCCGCCTGATCTCCGCGCCGGTAATCTCCGCAACGCTTTTTGGGATAACTGCGCAATTCGGAAAATTGAATTTGTGAACAGCACAATGGATCGGCTCGATCTCCACCGAGGCGACTACGTCAAACCCCGCCTGCTCGAACCCAAGCGACATTCCCCCAGCGCCCGAAAACAGGTCAATTCCAATAGGCCGCGCCATCGTCACCCCAAATCGATTCGCTATCGACATTAACGGCAACGCCACTCTATTGCTTTGGACATCGTACGTTGATCACAAGAAATCTTTCATGCTTATCCGGTTTGGACATACGGCCCTAGATGTTGTGGTCATGTGTCGTCATCTTCTGCGTAGGCTCCGGGCTTGCAGGTTTCCCATCCGCCGTCGTGATGGTCGGTGTGGCAGGTTTCGCACCATGTCCGATTGCCTTCACAGACCGGACATTGATGAACGTTCCTGCGGTTGCCTTCCCCGAGCGCCGCGATATCAGCGTCGCCACGCAACAGATTCTGGCAGGGCTGCGTCCCGACCGTGTAGCGGTGCTGCGGTTTCATGCCATCCTCGCATCCGGGTCATAATCGTCTGGCGGGGTCAATTGGTGCATCAATCTGACCAGGGCGGCATTCGCTTTTGGCCCAAACGCCCCGTGATCGACCGGAAACGCCTCAGATACGCGGCTGAATATCTCTTCGCCAACTTCTTGATGCACGAGATCAAGCAGGCTTCCAAAGGCTTCTACGGCGTCGGCTAAATCGCCAACCAAATCCGCCGCGATTTGCAGGCGGATAGATTTCTGAGCGCTCATTGCGGCCTCCTAGATATAGTGGGTTTCAGCGTTTGTGTGCGGCAACCGGATAAGCATGCAAAAGTATTCTACGCTCATGGCTACCACCACTTGATCAGGAAATGGACGACGATGACGGCAGCGCCGCCCCACACCATCGTCCAGAAGGCAGCGTAGACGCCGATTATCAGGAACGCAGCCCACGGCACTGGCGCCTTTTTAGGCTCGCTCATCGTCTGCCCTTCGCAAAATCTTCGGTGCATGACGGGCAAGCGTGCGCCCATTGTTTGTCTGGGCCTTTGTAGACGCGCCAGCCATTTTGTTTTGCAGCGGCCAGCGCCGCAGTGAAATCCACATGCTCAGTGTCGAAAGATTCAGGACACTCGTCGCAATGAACCACAAAGGCTTGCGCGCCGGAATCGAGCTGCATCGTCATGACAGCTTCTCCAATAGCTGCTCGGCCTTGTACTTTACCTTATTGAGCGCGCCATGATCAAACGGCTTGTTATCGGTGGCGCACAATACGCGCCCCACTGGCAGCGCCGCGACGAACTCGCGCAACAGATCCTCGGCGTTCTCCGCGCGCACGCACAGATCATATGCATCCTTGGCGAGATCAGCAGCTCGCTTGTAGAGTCCCAATAGCCGATCGGTGTCGTTCATAGCGTGCCTTTCTTCCTGCGCCGGTACCACGTGCGCCGCGATATCCTCGGCCGCATCTTCTTCCATGGCTTTGTCTGCTCGATCGTGCTGGCCGAGTCCTCAAGGCGAGGGCGGCCGGGCTTGTGCTTAACAAGCGTTGCTTCCACATCCTTAAGATCGTCGCTGGATGGCGGTCGCCAAGCAGGCGCACTGGCGTAAGATCCAACAGCTTCGGGTGGCACGCACCGATGCGTGCGCCCGACGAGCGCGAGGTTGGCGCCACATGCCGGGCAGTTGTCAGTCATCATCGTCGTCTTTCGGCACAGTATTGTCGCTCGGACCTGCAACATCTCTGGATTTTTCTCAATACAAACGGGGAAGCCGAGAGCGTCCATAATCAATCCGCGCAAATCCTCGGCAGCTCTGAGATCGTCACGCTCGAAATCAGTTTCCATTTCCACGACGAACGCTCGCTTCATTTGCGGGACGCCTTTTCCTCTGCCTTACGACGACGCCATGTCCTTTCTGACATACCGAGAGCAACCCACGGTTCGTGCTTGGGCGACTTTGGATCACCAATGCGAGGGCGACCACGCTTCGGATTGATTGCACCGGGGGGCGAAGGTCTCGTCGTGACCTGCGAAGGCCCTTGGTTCCTACCGCCCTTGCGCACCATGCCCTCAGTCAACGGTGGGATACACCGATGGCTGATGCCGACCATATCGATGTTAGCGCCGCATTTGGGACAGGGATTTGCCATGACCGGATTTATGGCAGAATTTATGGCAGTGCGCAAGGCCGGCGCTATTTACGCGGTTCCTCTGGCGGGACTTCGTCATAGTCGTCGCCCTCAGGCTTCTCAGGCGTCGACCCCTTCGGCAGCCCGCCCTCGATAATGATGCGCCTTGTGATCGTGGGGCCGCCCGGCGAGCCATCAGCATTGGGCACGTACTCATCGCCCTTGCCCAGCACCGGCCGCGGATCGAGCGGTTCGCTGCGGAAGCCCATTAGGTTCTTCGACATAAAGAATGACGTGCCTTCGAGACCTCGCGCTAGATTTTTCATCAGAGTGCCGCTCAAGATCGCAATCACCGCAGCAACTCCGGTATCCAGCTCTTTCCTGAAATGCTTGTGCAAAGTCTCAACAGTGATGGGCCATTGCGTGTGCGGATTCATTATCGCGTTGGCGATCACCTCCTCCGATTGCTTCATCCCCTTCATCATCAGGACAATACGGCGTTGATCGTCAGTGGGCGAGAATGGCCTCTGTCCTGCCCCAGCGCGCTTGCCGCCTTTCTTTGGAGTGGGGATGCCAAGCTTATGCATCATGCGAAGCTCTTTGGCGCGCTTTCGCTTCGCTTTTAGCTTCTGAGCGGCAGTCAGCGGTTTCGCTGGCGCGTCGTCTTTTTTAATTGGGTCCGACTGATCCGGCACGACGACGAGATGACCTCATAAATTGTTCTGCGCTCAGACTGCGCGGCCCGACTTATAGACCTCATTTCATTTCTGTTGTGGTTCCAGTGATTTGTCAATTTGACAATGGGTAACAAGCAAGGCAGGCTTGGCACAATTAAACAGGTGATTTGCTTGTAGGAGGATGGCTCTTGATCTGGACGATAGGCTACCAGCGCTTGGCGCCCTCTCGCTTGCTTGAGCTGGCCGAGCGATTGGATGCGCTGGTTATCGATGTTCGAGCTGTTCCAAAGACGCGGATCAAGGGCTATGGAACCCGCCAGCTTGAGACGCTTCTGGGGCGCCGATATCTCTGGGCAGGCAGCGTTCTAGGCGGACGTGGGCATGGTGGGAAGGTGACCGAGGAAGGGATTAAGGCCGTCGAGCGCAGCGGCAGAGACGGCAACGTCATCCTGATGTGCGTCTGCCATGTGCCGGGCGATTGCCACCGTCATCAGGATATCTGCGCACCGCATTTCCCCAAGGCCGTCCATCTGTTCGAGGACGAGGCGATCGAGGCTGGCGAATTGGAACGATCGATTCGCGAAGGTGGCGATTATATGTGCGAGGAGCTGGACGACACTATTGCGGCAGCTTCGTCGGGCTCATGAGCCGATCGAACTCCTCCCCTGATTGATATCGATTGTCCTCCAGTCCGTGCTTGTTCGTGAAATGCTGGCGCGTTTCCTCGCTGCGAAACACCACGACCAGATAGAAGCTTTCGCTGTTGCGCGCGCCTTGGCCCGACTTCACGCCGTCATAGGCATCCCGCATATCGCGGACCCGCTGCGCAAACTCCTCCAGCTTGCCGTCATCTTGAGCGAGGAACACGGAGTCTCCGAATAGTTTGAAAATGTCGGAGTGATCGAAACCTGTACCGTCAAGATCAAGTCCAGTGGTACGCAGGATATTCTGCAATCCTTCCATGTCGAAGTCACCGGCGGCCTCTTGATTGTTGAGCAATAGGTTCAATTCCTTTTCGCGAATATCGTCGACGTCAATCACCGCAATATCGAGATCATAATCATCGGTCCCGGCGATGGCGTCGAGCTGATCAATGCGCTGATGGCCACCGACCAGATTGCCAGTGCGTTTATTCCACGTCAGCGGCGCTACTAGGCCGTGCTTCTTCAAACCTGTCCGTAGCTTTCGCTTGGCCGCTTCGCTCAAGATCCGAGGATTGTACGGCGCCGCCGTCAGCAGCCGCCTGTTCATTCGCTCGATCTTGAACGTCTGCAAATTTGACAGCCCGCCTTCGACTGCCTCGCTTTTTTTGCTGGCCCGCTTCTTCTTCGGTGAGCCCTCGCTCGGTGCGAGGCTTTCCAGCAACGACGGCGGAGCGCTCTGCGTCTGTGCCATAAAATTTCCTTCGCCAGATCAGCGCCTCGATATAGGGAAAATATTCTGCGATGCGCCAGAAGTCGGCCGGATGATTATCATAGATCCACATTAGCTCATGAGGCACAAGGCCAACGCCGCTTGCCGTGCCTCCAGCGGAATTATCGGGGATAGCGATGCCACGGCCCTTGAGATACGAAAGCACGTCCCACTTGGCCCACTCCGCGAGCGGATAGACGATCCTGCCCCAATGCTGAGTCGCGTGCATGAAGCGCTTGCGCCATCCGCTATCGGCTTTCTTGGCGCCGGTGAGGATCAGTGGGATCTTGGTTTCGATCATCGCATACGAATAGATATCAGCCAGCTTGATATCCGGGACGTCGTCGCGTTGCCACCAAGGATTACAATACTGGCCCTCTTTCATCGCTGCGATCCCGCCGTAGTGCGGAAAGCGATGGATCTTGACGCTCCACCTTTTCTCTACCGCAGCGAGATCGGCATCCATGTAGGCGATCGCCGGCACCCATTCCATATAGAAACCCTCGACGTGATCAAACCAACGCTTCGCAAGGTCCATCACAACGCGAGAGTCTTTGCCATCAGAATAAGCGACCAGCACTTTCGGAGACATTGAGCGCGCCTTTTCAAGCGCGCTCTTTGTCGATTCCAATAACTCAGACAACGCTGCTAACCACCACCACGCGGCTTGCCGGGCTTGCCGCGCCGTCCAGCCTTCTTCGCAGCTTTCTTTGGTGCCTTCTTCGCCTTCTTGGCTTTCTTTGCCATTGTCGATTCTCCTCAACCGCATGATGCGGGCGAATCATCTGTAACCGCTCAATGATTCGCTGGCAAATTATTGGGGCGTTTGAGGCTGGTTTTTCCAGAGCTGGAATCAAGCCAAAAATGCACCGTTTTGGCTTGGACTAGCCTTGGTGTGGGGGAATAGGTTAAAAAATGGTGTATTTTCAGCCTCTTATGGGCCAAAAAGGGCTGTTGACTTGTTTTTACCCTATACTCTATATTTGGCCTTGGGAGTTGACGCTCCCGCAAGGCACTCCCTGAAACCTATCTCCGCCGCTTCCGGTTTGCAGCCCTTACTCGGCAGAAGCACTAGACAGAAACACTAACTGCGCAGGCGTCATGGGCATTGTCGCCTTTTGCCTCTAACAGGAGTCCACACAATGGCGCTACAGGGTAAAATCATCGCGCTCGAACATTCGAAGTTTGGTTTCGAGTACGTCACGACCGATTACAACAAGCCGGAGCGTATTCGGCAGGTTTGGCCGATCGCATCGCTAAAGTCTGAAGGTATGTCTTATTGCCGCGTGGACGAGGCGATCGGAAAACCGGCTTCGATCACCGATGGCCGCGTGTCCTGCTATCTTGGAAACGGCAATTGGGTTCGCGGCGAGCTATCGAACCTCGGGCAAACCGCATCGCTCTCGATTGAGATCACACCTATCCCGTGCCCGAAATGCCGCAGAGAGACTCGCTGGCACAATGGCGCTTGGCAAAAACTTATGAAGAAAGGCTGGGTGCCAGCGTGACAACGCTCCTCGGTCTGATCGACCGCGCGCCGCTGGCAGTGATGCTGGCGGCGCTGATGCTTCTGACGTTCGTTGCCTACATCCTATTGTCCACTCGCATTCGACTGACAACGATTGCGGTGCTGACAATCCTGCCGCTTGCTCCAATCCTGATCTTGCGATTTGTGGCCGCTGCGATCGTCGCTCGCTGCGACCGCTTCCTCCATGTCTCGAAGCTTTGTGCGCCAGCGCGCCGCCGCGCTCGCTGGCTTGATCGTGAATACAACCCCGATCCGTCACCGCGGATCTCAACAGGAGAAACAGAACATGACGACCAAAGAACTCGCTATTTGCAGCGCGCTCACGTTGCTCTCGCTAGTCGGGGCGCTGACATTGCTCGCCGTATCGTTCAACATAATAGGGTTCGATGAACCGATCGCTGTGGCTGTTCACTATGCCCGCAACCGTTAGCGATACCGCAGAAGTGCAGCGCATTGCCGACGATGTTCGCCGCGTCATGCGGATGCACACCAAATCCCTCCGCAAGATCGTCGCCGCTGCCAAGCGTCGACAATTCCGACTCCCGCTTGAACAACTCCTCCTCGCATCCATTGCGGATGCATTGATCCAGAAAAGGAAACAGTCATGACCAACCTACTCTCGCAGAAAGCCGTTCTCGCTTCCGTAAACATTTCCGGTTGGGGCGCGCGCGCCTATGACAAGAAAGTCACCGCCGAAACCAACCGCCGCCATCACGCTAACGAAGATGCCGGCCGATACAACAAACTTCTGATCGCCAAGGAAGCGATCGCCGATATCAATCGTATCGCTAGCGCCGCACGCGCGGCGAGCTACCGCCTCACGCAGCCATGGTATGACGATGGCGCGCGCGTCCTGCCTACTGCTCTATATGACGAATATGCAAAGACCATGCGAGCGTTCAAGGCAGAGTATGAGGCAGCCGTTAGAACGTTTGCTGTCTCTTATCCGCAAACCGTGACAGATGCTAAGTCGCGGCTCAACGGGATGTTCAATGCTGATGATTATCCCGACGCCAACGAAATGACCATTTACGATTGGAAGAAAAATCCGAATGGCCGATTCATGTTCGACATGGTCGTCATGCCGTGTCCTGACATTGAAGATTTTCGAGTCTCGCTTGCCGATGAACATGCGCAGGATATCAAAGAAGATCTCGAACGTCGGATGCGCGACGCTCTTGAACACGCGATGGATGAACCGATCCACCGCGTCTTAGAAACCGTAGGGCACATGGTCGAAAGATTGACCGCTTTCAAACCCGCCAAGCCGGGCAGCGGCAAGCGACCTGAGGGGCTATTCCAAGAGTCGATGGTCAATAACATCCGCGACCTTGTGACCTTGCTGCCTGCCTTCAATCTGGCGAATAATAAGAAACTAGACAAGATCATCGTGCGGATGCGAGACGACCTTTGCAGCCATGACGCATCAGAACTAAAGACAGATGCCAAGCTGCGCGACTCCACGAAGAAAGCCGCGGCTTCTATCTTGGCCGATGCTGAAGCACTGATGGGTTAAATCTCAAACTGAAACCGCGCATCACCGTGCGCATCACACACAATAGGAGACTTTACTATGACCGTTCAAATCACGATGCTCGAAGCCGAACGCATGATCAAAGCTTGCTACGCGATCAATGAGCCGCTGTTCCTTATGGGCTCGCCGGGTTCTGGCAAATCAGCGCTGTTTGAAAGCGTCGCCACTGCGCTGGGGATTGGCTTCATAGATTTTCGCTTCACAATGCGAGATCCCGTCGATATCGGCGGGATGCGCATTCCCGATCTGACAACTGGCTTCATGCGCCATTTCGTTCCAGACGATCTGCCCAACGTTAAAAAGCATGGCAAGGCTGGATTGTTTGTCTGCGACGAAATCAACGCCGTTAGCGCCATGATGCAGGCCGCTGGTTATGGCCTGATCCAAGAGCGCCGATCTGGCTCATACAAAATGCCGGATGGCTGGGTTCCTATGGCGTCAGGCAATAACGTGGGCGATCGTGCCAGCGCGCAACGTTTGTCCACCGCGCTCGCAAACCGCTTCAATGTGCAGCACGTTAAATCCGACGTCGTTTCATGGCTGGAGCAATTCGGCTTTGCGAACGTTCATCCTTATGGCGTGGCCTTCCTCAAGCATCGCCCCGAACTGTTTTCAGTGATGCCGACAGCCGATCAGACAGCGTTTCCGTCAGCGCGGTCATGGACGAAGTCTTTCAAGGCGATCGACAACGATCCGACATTCCGACACAAGCTGTTCGCTGGATGGGTTGGCGATGACGCCGCGGGCGAGTTTGAAGCGTTCATGCGCATCATGCAATCCGTGATCTCGTTCGAGGAAATTCTTGCCGATCCGAAAACTGCTCGCATCCCAGAGGGGCGCGAGGCTGGCCTTTACTACGCCGTCGCCGGCATGGTCGCTCGCCTTGTCGATCGCAAGAATTTTGATCGCGCGATGGAGTATGTTGGACGACTTCTCCCCGACTACCAAGTCATGATCATCAAATCCGCGACCCGCCGCGAAGCTGGTTTGAAAAACACCAAAGCTTACGGTTCGTGGGCGTGTGCGCATCAGGACGTAACGCTATGAATGAGATCGTCGATATCAGAGTAACCCGCGCGCGATCAATCCTTGTGACTGATCACGCCTTCTTCGGCTCGCTGGTTATGCGAATGCCGATCGTGCAGAACACGTCGCTAAAATCCAAGACCATGGCCACCGATGGCCATGCCACTTACTACCATCCAGAATATCTCGACGAGGTTTCGGAAGCCGAGTTGCTTGGAACGTTCGTGCATGAGCTGTTCCATTGCATCCTTGGACATCATGTGCGCCGTGGCGATCGCGACCATGATCGCTGGAATAAAGCCTGTGACTACGTCGTCAATCCGATGGTGCTAGATGCAGGCTTCAAACTTCCGAAATTCGTTTTGCTTGATCGTCGCTTCACTGGCCTGAATGCGGAACAGGTTTATCGCTTTCTTGAGGACGAGGAACAGCAGCAAGAGGATGAACAGGAGTCAGATGAGTCGCAGGACTCGCAAGACTCGCAGCACGAGCAGCCTAGCGCTGGCGACGAGCCAGACGACAGCGAAGGCGACGACGAAGGGGACAGCGATCAGAGCGACGAAGGGGACGAAGGCGACAGCGATGACGAAGCCAGCGGTGCTGGCGATGGCTCTGGCGATGGTGAAGCGCTTCCGTCTGGCCATGGTGACCCCGGTCACTGCGGCGAGATCCTAGACGCAGCGCCAGAGCACGACAAGGCTGCATTGAGCGAGGCAGAAGGCGAATGGGAAGTGGCCGTTCGTCAGGCTGTCAACATCGCGAAGAAAGCCGGCGAGCTGCCGGGCTTCATCAAAGAGATCATCAACGATCTGGCTGATCCCAAGACAGACTGGCGCGAAGTGGTGCAGCGCTTTGTCGATCCGAGCGCAACCAAAGACTACTCATGGCAGAACCCGAATCGCCGGCTCATGTCCATGGGATACTACGTTCCCGGCCTGATCAGCGATGGCGTGTCGCATGTTGGCATCGCCATCGATGCTTCTCTAAGCGTCAACACTGGAACGCTGCGAACCTTTGGTGGCGAGACGCAAGCCGCGCTTGATGATGGTCGCATCGACAAGCTGACACAAATTTTCTTCGATACTCGCGTGACAGCATCGAAGGAATACTCGCCGGGGGAAACGATCGATTGGGAAATCCCCGGCCGCGGAGGCACCGCGTTCTCGCCAGTGTTCAAGTGGTTCGCCGAGAATGCTCCCGATATCCAATGTCTGTTAATCTTCACTGATATGCAATGCAGTGACTTTGGACCAGAACCGCACTTTCCTACGCTATGGTGTGGATACGGAGATCCGCGCGTTCTGCAATACTATCAAAGCAAAGTCCCCTTTGGGGAATGCGTCGACGTCAACCAATAGGAGAGAAACGAAATGCTAATGAAATCGACATGCGCACGATGCGGCAAGATCGACGAGGATTGCCGTTGCCCATGGGACTCGCATGGCTGGGACGATGATTATTCCGAACCACCGAGCAAACCAGTGGTGCCCGCGCTGATCTTGGCTTGCATCGCTGTTGCAATCGTTGCCGCGTTGTCACTCCCGCTTGCGCTTTGGTTGGCTCGCTGAAAAGAGTTGGGGCGAGCTGTTCACCGCAGCTCGCCCCCTCTATCCAAACCCGGTCAACAGGAGAGCCAACCCGGCGAGGAGAGGCTTTCCGAATATCACATTTCAATAGGAGAGTAAAAATGGCATCACTCGAAGAACAATTTGGTCCGATATATCCCGATCTTGGTTCTGGCGTCGCGAAGTTTCGCAAGCGCGGGCCGATCGCCAAGATGGCCAAGGCCGATCGCCGCGCCTATGGCGAGGCTGTTGAAACCGCGATCCGCGCAAAGCAAAGGCAAGCGCTCATGAGGGAAGGCACGTCACCGCGCTCGTTTGAGCCGATAGGGGATGCCCGCGTGCAACGTCAGAGGCAGGCTTTGCAGGCCGCTGTTGCCAGCGAGCGGCGTGAGCGCGAGCCCGACGAATGGAAAAAGATGTATGAGGCGGCGATGAAAGAAAAGGCGGAGCGCGCCGCTGCTCCGCCGCCAGCGCCCAAGCCTGCGCCGCAAAGCGCTGGTCTTCCTTTCGAAGTGGTCAAGATCAAGGGACGCTTGATCGTCAAGGCGCCAGTGTGGACGATCGGCAACACGCCGCCGACCATCGCGATTTTACGCAACGCGCTTCGTTGCAAATATTCGTATCGTGACGAAGGCTATATCGCCACGGCTGCGAAGCTTGAGAAGCTTAACCAGATGCTCAACGTCTAACAGGAGAATGAACCATGCAGGAAATTGAAACTGATCACCGCTTGATCGACAACGGCCTTGTGCCGCGACCGCTATGGAGCGTTGCCATCTATCTCGTCGATCGCGAGTATGGCGGCGCCGAGGAGGGCGGCTGGTACTATGACGCTGGAGTCAAGGTCACCTCAATGATCGATGGAATGGAGGGAACGCCCTTTCCAGAACATTCTTGGAACGTCACGTTCGCCAGTGCCACGGCCGAGGAGCTGGCCAATCAATGCGCCGCTGCCGTGCAGCAGGTGTTGGATATCACCGCCAACGCGCGCCGCCGGCCGATCAGCAGCGTCTTGTCGACAGGTCGCTATGAAGCGATGGTGTTCGAAGGCATGGCGCCTGATCGCTTCCCAGAAGAAACGCCACACTACGAATAGAGCCCTTCAACCGTTCTACAATAGGAGAGAAAGACCATGCGAACCAAACGACGCTCGCCAGAGCAATTAAATAAAACGTCAGCATCACGCGCCGACCTTTTCAAATTCATGGAGCGTTTCAGCGGCAAAAACTATTGGACGATCGACGGCCCAATGGACACCGAGGTCGACGAAATATTTTGCTTCGCGCTTTGGGGAAAGGATGGCAGTCCGATGGGCGTCTGCCTCGTTCAAACGTGGTTGAGCGGCGGCTGGTCGATCTTCGTTGAGCCGTCGAAAAGCGGCGCCTTAGACGCGACAGAGGAAGGGATGCGATCACTACACGATAGCTCGCCGATCGAGCTGCCGCCCGTTCTCATGACGTCGAGTCTGCCATGAGCGCGCCCCGCATCGGAAAGAAAAAGCGGACCCCGGAAGCACGGGCGAAGAGAAACCAGCGGCGGCGCGAGCGAAAGAAACGTGCCGCCGCTATCAAGCCAGATCTTCCGCTTCTTCCGCCGACGATCTCCTATACCTCTTATCTCGACAAGATCAGAAAGGAGTATGGCGATGGCTGAGAGAACCATCGGACCGAAAGAGCTGGCGCAGCGCGCGCTCGCTCAATCCAACTATGCAGGAAAGAATGCGCGGGCTCCCAAGGCCGCGACGATCGACAACCTGAAAGCCGCGACCATTGAGGCTTCAAAGCATCGTGGCAAGCCGCGCAAGGCGAAGGCCAAGCGCTGAAAACGACGAAGCGGCGGGGTTGACGCCCCGCCGCCTCTAAACCTGCACCGCTGCGACCATGGGCAAGGCGTACCCATGGGACCGAATGCAAGGCATCGCCTATTTAGGCCATTTGCCGCCAGCCGCAAGCCTGCCCATGGGCCGCTTGCCGCACCACGCCCTTTCCCCCTGCCTACCTCTAAAACCTGCCCAAAACGCCCTAATAGGGCAAAAACCAGCCCTATTTGCTGGGCCAGAAAGGCACCCTACAGCCTGCCAATTTTGGCCGCTGCCATGCGCCACTTTTAGCCCTTTCCAGCGCTGGCAAGCCCTGCCTGCCCTAGCTTTTGGCTGGAACCTGCCAAGGCCAGATCTGGCCATTGGCTGGAAACCATACCGCACCGCAACAGATTTTAGCCGCTGGCTCCTGTCGTCATGGGGCGATCGATAAGCTTGGCGCCCTTCTGCCCACCGGGCGCATCTGGCATGGATGCAAGATGCGCATCAGCCGCGGCGCGCGTGCCATGCTTCGGATGCTTGTGGCCGTGCTTGTGGCCGTGCTCGTCTTTTTCTGCTTTGGGCGTCGGCTGCGCCAGCAAACGAATCCTAGCTGCCATTTCGTCGATCTTGCGCTGATCGTCCTGATCGGCGTTGTCGACCGTTTCGCCGGGATTGAGCGAGCGGACCTGCAAAGGGGTGTTGAAACGGGGATCGCCTTGCGTGGTGCTGTACCGGGGATCAGCCGGCGGACGAGTTTCTTGCTTGGTGATTGGTTTGAATGGAGGGGCCATGGTCGTATGTCCTCATGAGGAGTGTTGCCTCACCGATCAACTCAGCGAGGCTGTAAAAGATCCGACGTGATCTGGTTAACCCGTAGCGGCTGGGCTAGCGGCCTGCGGCGCCGCGCCGGCTACTGTCGGCACAGCCGCTTGCAGATTGGCCGTCTCTGTTGCGATCGAGCCCGCCTCCGTGACGCTGCTCGCCGAGAGCTGCGAGATTTGGCTAGTGATCGCGTCAACCTGCGCCTGATCCCCGGCGCCGATCGCCGTTTTCAGTGCGGTAATCGCCGTTTGGATCGCGGCGTCATTGTTCGTGATATTGGTGGCGATTACCTGTTGTTTGGCTGCGAGATCTGCGATCGCGGCATTCAGGGCAGTGAAGTCGGTCATGACGTTCCTCGTTAGGGTTTGGATGCCGCTGAGAATGGCATCGAGCTTCGCGCTAATACTACGGTAGGAAGTGCTCATAGGTTCCATCATTGCCTCACAACGTCGTGAAGCACAATAGGATACAAGCTTGTGGCTAACAGGTTTTTACCATAGAAGCGATTTCGATGGAAAAGAAACGCTCCAATAAATATCCGCGCGGCAGTTATGTCTACTACCGCGACAATGTCGGCGATCTGATCATCGCCAAGGTGTTGCGCGCCCAGAGAGCTGACGGATGCGTGCCGATAATGCCTATGTGGTTTGCTCCGGAACCTGCAGTAGGACTGCCGCAGCGTCGCATCGATCGACGCCCTTCGCTCAATCCTCCAACTCAATGCATCGAAAAGGTTTCTCTTGATGATCCTAGCTGACAGCCGCTAATGGCGCCGTCCACCAAGACAACCGCTGCTGTTTATGTTGTGGGCTGCCCGCGATGCGGTTCACCACCGAACGAACTGTGCATTTACATCTGGATGATCGAGACGAGAAAAATAAAAATCAAGACTAGCGATGGAAAATTATTGCAGCCACACAAACAACGGTACCGTGCTGCGTTTTTCAGTCGGAGTATCCAGCGATGGACGAAGTGATCTTTGATATCGCGATTCGCTCGATCGTCATGTTGGGCGGTGGTTATATTATTCTGACGCTGGTGTAGCGTCTTTCTCTCGCGCATACGGCGTATCCCTTCGGCATTGACTGGCTGGTTTCCACCAAGGAGATCCTGGGCGCCGACTCTGGAATAGGTCGCAGCAAACACACCAACGTCTGTTTCCCACCTCTATAAATTCATGATCACCTGCCGTAGTCACACGTCCTCCGGAACGCGCGTATCGATCTTGGTCTTGCGCAGAATGTCCGCGAGCATCTTGGTGATGACTTCGCTTTTCTTCTCGACCGTATCAACCGGACGGAATGCGATCATCGGAAATGGCAGGCTCACTTCCCTGCATCCGCAATAGGCCGATTTGACTTCATTCAGGTAGATCCCCGGTCGCTCCTCCTCCGGACAGTCGACACCGGGACAATCCGCAAAGCCAGCCACGGTATAGACCAAGCCAACCTGCGGCAGATA